GATCCCGTTACTGATTCTAACGTTTGTAGACGTGTGTTTTGTGTTGCGTCAGTAACAGAAGAAACAACATATGATGCTGTTGCTGCCGTGCCTTGTAGCGAGCCAGTAAACGAGCCTGATAGATTAGTTGTACCGTCTGATACTGTTGTTGTGCCTTTTAGAACGGGGGAGAATATTTTCATTTATAATCGTTTTCGTATAAATATTATTGTTGAGCTTCTAGTGCTGCTACTTTTGCTGATAATTCTTGTACTGCTTTTACTAATACTGCTAATATACCGTTATAATCTAAACCTAATACGTCGTTTTCGCTTTCAGTACCTGTAATTAAATCAGGTAATATTTCTTGTACTTCTTGTGCAATAAATCCGTAACGTGTTGTTTCAGGATTTGCGATCATATTATATGATTTACTTATTAATGCATTTATTTTTTCAATAGCATTAAGTGATAAAGTATTAATGTTTGTTTTTAATCGTCTGTCAGAAACGTTAGATCCTGAAAATGAATAATTACCACTTGAATGGTATATTGATAAATTTATACCAGTAGTTCCTGTATTAGTACCATATAATAATCTAAATTTATCCTCATAGTTGTCAAGGTGAGTTGCATAAGTTTGAGATGTACCTTTTTGTAATACCATTTGTCCACCTTCTATTGTTGATTTAGGACCAAGAGATAAATTACATTCTAATGCTTCAGTTGTAGTGCCTACTAACAAATTACCAGCACTAGTTAAAGTCATTGCTTGGGTCCAAGTAATTGTATTACCTGCTGTTCCTGAAGAAGCTATATCCCAGTTGTGGACTCCAAGATGTTGAGTATAAATTGTTGCAAAATTACTACTTATATATCTATGATTTGAACCATCCCAATATTGATTTGCCGATAATTGCATTAATGATGGTAATGCTGGTCTACTTGATAAGCCAGCATTAATAATTTGTAAACCTGTTGCTGCCCAAGGACTTGGTGTTACGTTAATTCCAACATTTCCATCGCTAGTAATACGCATACGTTCTGCTGGAGTTCCAGCAGCCGCAGTATAAAATCTTAATTCAATATTATTACCACTTGCTGGTGTATTTCTATATGCTGCTATTTCGGCTGTAGGAGTACTGTTTCCACTATACCAAGTAATAGAGCCCATATTATGTGCTGTATTAATATCACCTCCAGTACCTGAGTTATTAATATTAATTATTCTATTATCAGAAGTACCCCAAGTAGTTTGGCGAGAAAAATGAAGCATTGATGATGGAGATATTTCTCCAATACCTACGTTACCAGAAGATAATAAATTTAATACATTAAGAGAATCATTCCAATCAAAAGAAATTCTTGTATTATTATTGTTTGGTTGAACATCCCAAAAACCTTGAGTACCAGATCCTAATCTTATAGCAGGGGCATTACCATCTGAAGTAGTATAATTTAAATGTAATGGAGTTGTTTCTCCAGCAATAAGATTTCTTGCTACAGTAAAACCTTCGTTTGATGTGACTGATTTTGTAAAGGTGGCGGCACCACTTGTACTAAATCCAAGAGCATTTGTTGATGTATTTTCATTTCTAATATAGAATCCACTAGCAGCAAATACAGGACTACCACCTCCACTAACATCAGCATTTAATGACCATTGATGACCAGATTGAATATATATTTTAGCTGCTGTAGTGGATCCATTTCCACTATATGCTCTTATTGTATCTCCCCCTACTATATCTAATTTATATGTTGGATTAGTTGTTCCAATACCTATATTACCACCATCAGTAATGTGAAATGGTTTTGTATTATCAGTTACATTATGAATTGTAAAACCAGTATTTGAAACATCTGGATCAGATGGATTTAGATCCCAAACTTTGTTTGCGGCTGTATTTTGAAGTCTTACAGAAGCAGCATTGTTAGATGCATATAAATGTAATTTATTAACTGGGTTCGTTGTTCCAATACCAACGTTTCCATTACCTAAAATAGTTAATCGTTGGGTGCCTGCTGTATAAAAATATATTGGTTGAGGACCTACACCTTCATTATTTGCTGATATACCTAATCCACCACCATTAATTCTAAAGAAATGGGGTTTATCTGTTGATTGTATTGTATTTTGTCCACCTAAAAATGATACCCCATTTATTAAAGCATCACCTGAGGTAGTAATACTAGCAGCAATGATACTTCCTGATATTAAAACACTACCAGTAAATTCATGTGTATTTCCAGTTGTTGTTCCAAATCGATTCGATCCAGTAACAAACTCTACACTTGAAGTAATCGTTTGTACAACTAATGTTTGTGCCACGATCGTTCCAGTAGCGGTAAGTGATCCTGTTACTGTCTGACTACCATTGAATTGATTCGATCCCGTTGTAGCAAATGATCCCGTCTTAGCCTCATTTGATGCTATACGAGCAGCAAGTGAGCCAGACGCGGTAACAAGTGCTGAAGCTGTAGCTTCAGCGAGTGTTACTCTAGTTGAAAATGAACCCGATGCTAAAACATATGCTGATGCGGTTGATTCCGTGTTTGTTATACGCGATGCAAACGAGGATGAATCGCTCGATACTGTAGATATTTTTGATATATCTGCACCATTTAATGATATCGAACCGGTAAATATGGGATTATGTATTAGCATTTACTATGTTGTTTTAATATAAATATTATTGTGCTGATTCTAATGCTGCTAGACGTGCTTCTAAGGCGTCGTTTTTAGTGGATAGTTCTTGGATAGATTTTACTAAATAAGGAGTTAAATATTCTTGGTAATAAGACAATACATCCCCAAGTTCTTCATCTTCCCAAGATTTAAACATTGCTTCTGGGATAGCTTCTCCTACGTTTTGAGCAGTAAATCCTAATACGGTTCTGCTTGTTTCTAATTCTTTAGTCCATTTATATTTTATAGGATTAAGTTTCATAATAGCTTCTAATCCGTTATCTACATTAGCTACTACTGTTTTTAATCTAGCATCTGAAGTATAAGCCGCCCAAGCATTTGCTCCGTGTTGTAATTGAACTCCTCCACCTACACTTGGCCCACCTCTCCAAGTAAAGTATACTGTTCTTCCAGTTCCTGAAGCTGAATCTGTAGTTCTACCATTTTCAAATAAAACTTGATCAGTTGTATTGTTATACCAAACTGCTTGAGTGTATGTTCCTGCACCTGTGCCTGTATTACTAATGGAACCATTTATAGAAATACCACCATTTACTTGTAGTTTTGCAACAGGATTTGTCGTTCCAATACCTACATTACCAGCACTAGTAATCCGCATACGTTCGGTAACAGTTCCTGAAGCTGATGTAGAAAAATTCATATAGGTATTTTGTCTTGATGGAGTTCCATCCCAATTACCATTGAACTCATTTCTTACAGATAAACTTCCGTGAACTCCTGATGCCCCTGCACTTGGGTCATTAGAGTAGAAATCTATAATTCCCAATGGGTCATTTAATGCAGCTACACCTCCCCCATTTTCCAATGTTAATGTTACACCTGTTGCACCACCTACACCCTTAACTGATAATTGCGAAATAGGTGATGTGCTATTAACACCTACATAATTACCACTTGTTATATATATTGCATTACTAACAGTTGCTTCATTGAAGAATTGCATATTACCTCCAACAGATGCTATTGTCCATTTATCACTTGTATTTTCTCTGAATAAAATTCCTACGTTCCCCGAACCTGAATCTATATCGTGCAATAACAATCGTGGATTGCCACTATAAGCCATTGATAGTTGCCCACTAAACCTTCCTGTCCCATTAACATCCAACTTATATCCACCATCAGTATATGTGCCAATTAACACATTACCTCCATCTCCATTTAATGCTAAAGGTCTATAAGCTACAGTTTGTTCTACGGCTTGTATTCTACCATATCCTGAAGAGTGATATCCTAATATTAATTGTTGATTAAAATTACTTCCTCTTCTAATAATAAACTGCTCATTAGCAGAGTCTGCAGAAATTAATACTTGACCATCAAATCTACCTGTTCCTGAAACATATAATCTTTGACCTGCATCCGTTGTTGTATTTATTAGTACATTCCCCCCACTAGTAATCCGCACACGTTCGGAGCCTGCAGTTCTAAAAACAATAGGATGCGAAGTTGAAGTATTAATAGAAAGACCATTTGTTGAATCAGGATAAATATATGCAGATACTGATGAATCAGAAGAATCAAGTCTAATTGCACCTGCTTTAGTAGTTACAGTACCTACTATTCTAAGTGTTGTAGCCCCTGCTGATGGTTGTGTAATAGTGGTAGTTCCTATTCCTAAATCCCCCCCGCTTGTTAAAGTCATTCTACCAAGCGAATTTGTACCAAATATTATTGGTTTTGCTGAAACTGTACCAATGATAATACCATTTGAATTAGTACCATAAGTTTCAATCATTGAATAATCAGCAACAGTAACTCCGTATCTTGACAAAGTAGAATATTGACCTCTATGTATTACTTCAAATCCCCGTGCTGAGCCATCACCAACTGCTAAACCTGCGTATGCACTTGTTTTTCCTGATGTAGAAAGACCTGCATTATTTACTCTATAATATGATTGTCCATTTGTATTTTCTAATGTTAATCCTACTCCTGTTATTCCTGTATTATTCGTTCCACCTATAAGCAAATTACCACTCGCATCTAACGTCATTTTTGTAGCAGCAGTAGTTCCCTCTGATTCTGTACCTAATGAAGTATGGAATGTTAAATAACCACCTGAACCATCTGATTGCACTGAATTTGCTCTAATCGCCGCTGCTATATTTGGTCCTGCTTGTGATGTATCTGTATTGTAAAATTCTAATGAACCATAATTTCTATCTTGGGAAAAACCTAATCCAGAAATTTTTAAAGTAGATGTATCTGAATTTATGTTTAAAGTATTAGAATTACCTGAACTTCCTATTATTACATCTCCATTTATAGTCTGTGATCCAGACACTAATATACTGCCTGTAAATTCATGTGTATTACCCGTAGTAGATCCAAATCGGTTACTTCCACTTACGTACTCAACTGATGATGTTATAGTCTGTACTACCAACGTCTGTGCAGTAATTGTTCCGGTTGCAGTTAACGATCCTGTTATTGTCTGATTACCATTAAGCTGATTCGATCCAGTAGTAGCATACGATCCGGTTTTTGCCTCATTAGATACAATACGTCCAGCAAACGATGAAGAAACAGTATTAAACGAAGACGTATTTAAAAATGATGTTGAATCTAATCCATCCAACATTTCCGCATTTGTTGCGTATGAGGCTGTACCTGCAATTCCGGCAAGCGATGTGATCGATCCTGATAGAATTGTATTTCCCGTTACTGTAAGGGAACCTGATATGAAGGGTGAATTTAGTATCATTTATTTTGTATTATTTTAATTTATTTTATTAACCACATTTCAACAGTATCAGATACATCATGCATTTTTACCCAATTTGGGTTTTTAGGTTGTGATTTTAATGTTGGTACTTGTCCAACTAATCCAACGATATTCCATTCGTCTCTCTTTTCTCTAGGTATATATTCAATATCTGGGTCATAGTCTGGATTCAGTGTTCTCATACCTTCCGTATCTAAAATATATGCACCGAAATCATCTTTAAGGTATTTTTGATTCCATTTATGTTCAGCATTATTACCTAAAAATAATGATGCATTTTTAGGACGAATTACTCCAATAATATTAGTGTCCGATTCGGTTGCTTGACGTATTTTACCATTTTCTAATACTACTGTTGTTCCGATTTGTAGAGCTGTTCCATCTGTTGACTCAAAATATTCAGCGTAATCAGATGCGGGTGTAGTCCAACCACCATCTGAATAACCGATACCATCTCCTCTGAAAGCAAATTCAATATCACTGGTATTATCTGGATATCCGGAAAAGAATTTAGCAAAATTATATCCTGATGTAGCATTTCTGTTATTCATCAGATACATCATCGCATCTGTACTATAAGCAGCATCTGTTTGAAATAATTGAAATTGACCATTTATAGTGTTAACAGTTCCTGAGATTCTTCCTACAGAATCAATTTTAAAACGTTGAGAATTAGAATCAACAATTCTAAATGAGCCATCCTCGTAAGCTCCTAATGACCAGTTTTTAGTAGTTCCACTAGTATTGGATAATACTAATGCAGCATTAGTTGAAGATATATTTAATACTCTAGTAAAATTTTCTGGGTTTGAAGGAGAAGTTGTTCCAATACCAACATTACCACTTTCTCCAAGTACTGTCATACGAGCAACTAATGTAGTGCTACTTGTATCTTTACTTGCTATAATATATGAACCAGGAGCACCAGTAGAAGTAGGAAATACAAAAGTTGAGTTATTAGATAAACTAAATCGATCCATATAAAAACCAACTTTAGTTCCTGCTAATGCACTACTACTATTATCGTTATAAATGAAAAATTTTTCTCCACTTGCACCATAACTACCACCTAAATCTAATCTAGCTTGGGGAACTGTATTACCTATACCTACATTTCCAGCACTAGTAATACGCATACGTTCAGAATCGTTCGTATAGAATTGCATGTAAGCAGATGCTCCACTACCACCAGCATATAGATACATTCTATTATCTCCTCCATAAATTTGATGGAATCCTTCTGCTGCTATACCTGTATTTGTATCACGTAAATTTAATGTACCTCCACTACCGTTACCTATGTCGAGTACTGCTGAAGCACCGTTTCCCGATGGAGATGTATTTCCTATGGCTACTAAACCAGTAGAAGTAATCCGCATACGTTCAGTAGCAGAAGTTAAAAAACTTAAATACCCACTTTCTTGGTTTTCTATTACAGAATTTACATCATTTTGATATATCAATAAACCATCATTAGCAGTTGTTCCTGTTGTTGAGTTTACTAATTGTAATACTGGGACAATACTATTGTATAAAGTTAATAATCTATTTGGTGCTGTAATTCCGATGCCTAACCTACCACTTGTATCCAAAGTCATTGCTTGAGTAAATGTTATAGCATTACCTGCCGTTCCTGAAGGAGCGATATTCCAAATATGTTTACCACTTGCTTGTTGATAATAACTTGCAGGATTACTTGATGCATACTTGTACCCACCTGAATAGTAAGCATTTTGTAATATATTAAATTGCGTTGCGGATACACCCCAAACTGAATTACCTATGTTTCCAACTTCAATAGCTTTCCCTAAATCCCACGCACTAGGTGTTACTCCTAAGCCTAAATTGCCTGAAGAATTAATTATTAACCTATCACTCGTTACACCTGTATCACCATATTGAATAGTTAAGTCTCCACCACTATTTCTAAATCTATAATCTCCATATCCATCAGCACCCCACGTTGTATTAGTACCACGCATTAATTCAATATCTGTAACTGGAGTAGTATTTGTAGATGCTTGTACTCTTAATAATGCATTTCCGCTTTCAACAACGTATAAGTCATTACTGAATGTAGCATTTCCGGTTACAGTCTGTGATCCAGACACTAACAACGATCCTGTAAATTCATGTGTATTTCCAGTCGTTGTTCCGAATCGATTCGATCCAGTAACGAATTCAACTGATGACGTTATTGTTTGCACAACTAACGTTTGTGCTACAATAGTTCCTGTAGCAGTTAACGATCCAGTTACGGTTTGTGATCCATTAAATTGATTTGATCCGGTTGTAGCGTATGATCCGGTTTTTGCCTCGTTTGACGCTATACGCGATGATAGCGAAGATGAAAACGCAGCAACGTCTGTTGGAAAGCCAGCAATCGAGCCTGAGAACGAACCGGTGATTCCGGCTGTAGATGAAATAGAACCTGTTACTGCAATCCCACCATTATCTATGATGAGACCGTTTTTTATCCGAAATTGAGACATTTTATATACTTTAGTTCACTGTCCCTAAAGTAGGGGTCGGCTATAAATATACTATCTTGTATTCTCTACCGGTATTGTCGTTGGCAACTAGTTCCGCCATTTTAGTGTTTGCCTCTTCTTCTGTATCGAAAATGAAATCCTCGTCGCCCTCGGCTAAACGTGCTACCCATATTTGGGGATTGCCTGGAATGAATTGTTGTTGTATTTGGTACATATGTTATTTTATGTTAATGAAACTATTCCTTCGTTATATACAAAATCTATATCTGCTATCATTGTGTTTGTTGTAGCTCCACTATCTGTTAATATAAAATTTATTGTTTGTGGACTATTTGTATCACTTGAACTTGAGAATGAAATATTTCCTGTTTCTCCACCTGAATCTAGAACACTAGTTGCTACTCCACTACCAACATACCCAATTAATCGAACAAAAAACCAAGCAGCCCAATATTCTTGTAATCCGTTTTGTGCGCCTGAAACTCTAATCATGGCGTGACCTGGTCTCCAAGCACCTATAGTATTTAATGTTGCTGTAAATGTAATTGATGTAGTACCTTGTTTAACTAAAGTAGCTCGTAATGAAGTGCCGTTTGCTGATTGGCCAGTTCCAACAGCACCACTACTCATTATTTGCATTCTAGTACCTGCATTATTAGTTTGGAATAAAATAGCATTATTTGTACTGTTAATATAAATAGCATTACTTCTATTTCCGGAGCCTGTTAATCCAAGTCCAGTAGTTCCTCCCTGGATGTACATATATCCATTACTAGAATAGCTATAAATAGAATTATTATATGTTGGAACGGTCCCAATAGTAGAAAACTGCAAAACTCCATCCCCTGTAATCCTCATTCTTTCACCTGAACTTTGACCGGATTCGTGTGTATTAAATACAATCATATCCTGTCCTGTAGTAGATAAAAACTGTACTGAAGAATAGAAGTTACTATTTGCTGAATATTGTTTTCCTATATAAGAAGAGGCGTTATTTAAAATTTCACCCATTCTGATATTTCCACCATTTATATCTAATCTAGAATATGGGGTGGTTGTTCCAATTCCTACTTTACCATCAGTTTCAATGCGTATACGTTCAACAGAATTTGAATATAATGCGAAAGCATTATTTACAAATGTACCAATATATGCTGTATTATTAACACCTGGATTGACAATACCCCACCTCGAATTAGTTGCTCCATTTGATTGTGTAAGTAATATTATACCTTGATCCGCTGAAGTTGTGGCTATTGATAAAAGATTTGAAGCGGTATTTGATGATCCATTACCAATTAATACATTTCCTCCACTAGTAATTCTCATACGTTCAGTAGGAGCATTATTACTAGCAGCTGTACCAAAAGCAATAGCTGAACCACCATTTGAAGTTTCCATTACAATATTTGCAACTCCATTTGATCCATCAGTAGTCCATCCACTATCGTAAGTACCACCAGCACTCAAATATAAATTACCTGAAAATGCACCTAAATAAGCTGCGGGAGTTGATCCTGCATTTCTTAATTTTATTTGTGCGGTAGCGTTTCCATTTGAATCATATACATCTAGTTTTTTAGCAGGTGTTGTTGTTCCTATGCCAACATTACCCCCACTAGTAATCCGCATACGTTCTACAGCATTTTCATTCAGCATTGGAGAAAATACTAAAGAAGAATCATTTTCTGCTCCTTCTCTTTTAGCACCAATTGTAGCCATAGCAGCATATCCAGTACTAAACCCTATATAAGCACCTGTACTTAAATTTCCATCTCTATTCTGAAGTCTTGCAAGTACAACATCACCATTTACATCACCACGTACATCTAATGTATATGAGGGTGTTGATCCGATACCAACATTACCAGCAAATGTAGCAGCTTTGTTACTACCAGCTATTGTAAGTACTTCAGCTGGTGTCGCATTTTCTGCTGACAAATACAAAGTCATTGATTTACTGCCTCCACTATTTGTTGTTACATCTAAGTAAGCTCCCTCAATTGATTGGAAATCCCATTTCATTCTAAGACCAGTTGATGTATCATTAGATGCATTTTTTAATCTTAAAATATTTGCCGTTGATCCTGCTGTTGCAGCATATACATCTAATTTAGTAGTTGGTGAAGTTCCAATACCAACACTTCCGCTTACTAATATACTACCTGTAAATTGATGATTATTATCTGTAGTAGATCCAAATTTAGCACTACCAGTAACAAAATCAACACTTGAAGTAATGGTTTGCACTACCAACGTCTGCGCCACAATAGTTCCAGTAGCCGTTAGACTACCAGTTACAGTTTGACTACCATTAAATTGATTCGATCCCGTTGTTGCATACGATCCAGTACGCGCCTCATTCGACGTTATTCTAGCGGCTAACGATCCAGACGCAGTAATAAAAGCAGATGAAGTAGCTTCAGCTGCTGTCACTCTTGTTGAAAGCGAACCAGACGTTGAAACGTATTCAGACGACGTTAATTCCGTGTTTGTTATACGTGTAGATAATGAAGATGAAAACGCTAATGTATCGGTAGGCAGACCAGCAATCGATCCTGAAAATGAACCTGTAATGCCTTGTGTGGCTGAAATGTTACCTGTGACGCTAAGCGAACCCGATACTGTAGGATTATATTGAAGCATTTATTTGTATTTTCGTATAAATATTGTTATACCTTAGGATGTTCGTCTTTAACTGTTTTGATTGCATTAAACCAAGTACCATCTGCTGAAATACTACCACTAGCATTTAATTCATGCCATAGCATGTCTAGTTGATCTGACATTTGTGGATATGAGTTCATACGACGTGCTTCGTATGGCGGGATATAGTTTGGATCCGGCAATGCATTTGGATCTTCTTCTAATTCTGTCCAATCTTCTTGTGGTTCTCCTTGGATTAGCCAATGTATGGCTCCTTCGTTGTCTATAAATCTTCTTTGCATAATATTTTAATAATAATTTCCTGATGTTGAATTTTGAGATGATGCTGTTATACTAACTTGATAATGGGTAGTATCAGTTCTAGTAGCATATGCATTTAAAATAAATCCATTATAGTAATGTCCCCCGGCATATGCTCTTATACATAAATATCCGTCTGATGAAGCATAGACTCCATCGGCATTCATTCCAGAATATTGATTTTGCAATCCAATATTTCTAGCAACTCCATAGCTCCATTGAAATCCCCAAGCACACCTAACTGGGCTTGCAGCACCATAATTATATCCTATAGCCTCAATCATATACATAGTATCTATGCCACCACCTAAATTAGTTTTAAAGTGAATATATGATGGAGATCCTGATGTTGTGTTAAACCAATGAAAGTTCCGTTGTTGGAGATGCCAACTACTATTTGGGTATATGTTTATAGGTCCTAATAAAACTGCCATAATTAATAATATGATCCTGCTGTGGAATTTTGTGATACTCTTCGAATTGATATTAATGTTTGTGCACCATTTCCTGCTGTTGGGTACGCGTTTAATGTAAATCCTAAATAATATGGTGATGCAGTATATGCTCTAATAGCTACATATCCTGCTGATGTAAAATATACTCCATCAGCTTGAAGTCCAGTGTAATTAGAATTATTTACATTACCAATAACATAATTATATGAGTAAAAATTCCAAGCACATCTAACATTAGCACTAGCACCGTAATTATATCCTACTGCTTCTAGCATCATCATTACATAAGATGAAGGAGCAGTTATTGATGTTTCCATGTGGATGTAATTTCCAGAACTAGATCCATTTGAAAAGGAAAATACACCATATTGCTGCATTCCAGATTCTATTTTAGTTGCTGCTGCTAGATTTGCCATATCAATAGTAGTTTCCTGAATTTGAATTTTGTGATACTGCCTGGAATGATATTTGGGTTCCTGCTCCGGTTGGATTTAAACAATATGAATTAAATGACCATCCACTAAAATAAGGTGCTGCACTTGCCCTTAAACAAACGTAGTTATCTGATGATAAATATACTCCATGTGCTGTTAATCCACTATATAAAGTAGCCGTGCCTGGATTTGCTATGTAAGTAGTATATGCGTAAAATACCCAAGCAGCTCGTATAGGAGCATTAGCTCCATAAGCATATCCAATAGCTTCTACCATACCCATAATATAAGTATTAGTTGCTATGTTTGTTTTATAGTGAAAATATGAATCACCACCATAGAATCTATGTTGGTAGAAATCATAAAATACTCCAGTACCTATTCTTGTTCCTGCTAGAAGATTAGCCATTACTTAGATTTTAAAACGTTAATTTCTGCTTTTAATTCTTTAACTGCTTCAATCAATATCGCAGTTAATCTACCATATGCTACAGATTCAACTTCACCTTCATTATTTTTAATTACTACGTCAGGTAATATTTCGTTTATTTCTTCTGCTATAACACCAATTTCTTTTGTTTGTGTATCTTTTTTAATATATGATACACCACGCATTTGTAATACTTTATCTAATCCTGACGTAAGTGTTTCTATATTTTCTTTATAGCGTATAGATGATGATTCAGTTATAGTACCGTTTACTTCTAATTTAGATGATGGATTTGTAACACCAATACCAACATTTCCACCTGAGGTAATACGCATACGTTCAGCGTTTGATGTTTTAAACATTAAATCTGAACTTGTATATGTTCCTAAAGAGCCTAATCCTGATGTTTGGTGGGCTGACATTTGTAATTCAACATTACTAGTATTACCATATAATCTAATTAACGAATATCCACTACCACCTCTTTGAGTAATAATTGAATTAGTATAACTTTGTATTAGTTCTCCTGTTGTTGCTTCTATTCTTAATGTTTCTGTTCCATCTGGACCAAATATAATTGGTTGGGAATATGCTGTAATAAATAATGGTCTAGTTCCACTTTCAATTCTATTATTGGCGGTATCCCAATATCCAATAGTCATTCCTGGGAGAGTTAGTCTGTAGTCTGTTTTTAATTCGTTTGTTGCTCTAATATCTCCAGTCACGTCAAGTTTATAACTTGGGTTTGTTTTTCCTATACCAACATTTCCAGCTCTAATAACCATTGATGCTGATGTTGCTGATACAACCGTACCAGCTGTAGCAGTTCCAGGGGTTTGAGCATAAAATGCAATAGTATTAGCCCCAAGAGCAGCCCCATTACCCCAAATAACCATAGCTCCACCTGTCATTGAACCGTGACTATTTATGGTAACTAAATTTGTATTATTATTATATAAGTTAGAGGCAAATGTTATATCACCGTTATTAGTAGAATTGATAACTGAGTAAGAACCAGTGTAAGCATCATTGTAACTACCAATAGTAACTTTTTCACTGCTTGATCCAAATTTTGCAATTCCCCCAACATCAAGTCTACAAACTGGAGAAGTATTATTGATACCAACATTACCATTAGTTAATACTAAAACATTATTATAAGTAGAACCAGCATTCAACATATCAAATGAATACTTAACTAATCCACTTGATACTATAGTATTTAATTGTAATCTATAAGAGCTAGGATTACTATTATAACTCCATTGTTGTATTCCTGATGAATCTGTTGATGCTGAAGATACATCTAGTGGTGCATTTGGTGATGTGTTTCCAATACCAACTTTACCATTTCCCTTTATTCTAATTAATTCGTTTCTTGTTGTTGTTCCTGTACCCGCAAAAAATACATGGTCATCTCCTGTTGTATATGTTGTGTATACTAATGTTGAAGATTCAACACCAAATCCATAAAATTGATAATTGTTATCGGCACCACTAAATAAGACAATTTTTCTTGTTCCTGTTGAAGATGGAGTAATGCTAAGTTGCCCTACGGGTAAAGAAGTTCCAATACCAACTTTACCATCAGACAATATTGATAATCTAGGAGTCCACGTAGTACTTGTTGGAGTTGGAGCAGATGCAATATTGAATGTACCGTATGTAGTAGCAATATTACCTGCCATCCATCTGTTAGAGCTACCATCACCGGTTGTATCGGTAAAAGTAATTGCAGGTGCAGTAGCATAGGTTTGAGCAGAACTAGCTATTTCAAACTTACCATATGGAGATAAAGTTCCAATACCAATATTACCACCGTTTGGCTGTAAAGTTAAAGCATAAGCAGTACCTGTACCATCAACTCGTTGCTGTTGGATCCATCCATTACCAGCATTTGTAGTTCCAAATAAAGTACCATATGCAACATCTAAGTTTGTAAATAATGCTACTGACGAGCTATTAGCAAATCCTAGTGCTGGTGGTGCTGATGCGTTCTCACTACCTAATAAAGAAGATACATGTAAACGTGTTTTTGCTGCTGTAACTCCAATACCAATATTTACCGATGCACTTTGAAATATTATAGAATCCGCAATGTGGTCTTCGCCTTGTGCTACTGGAATGTAATTTGAAGTTAATCCTGATTCATCACCTAATGATCCTGTGTTTTTAGGACCATTCATCAGCATAGCCGAATTATATCCTTCAGCTGATCCAGATGGAACAACATATATCCAGTGATCATGAACTGAATCCCAAAATAAGGATCCACTTCTTCCTTGTGATGATCCTGAGTCTTGAACTGAAATACCACCGAATCTTAAAATTGGAGAATCTGTATTTAAAATAACGGTATTTGTTCCAATTGATACTGCACTAGCAGTTATGTTTTGAAGTGATGATGATCCTTGTACAATTAAATCAGACGAAATATATACTGATCCTGTTACAACTTGAGTACCAATGAAATAATTCGATCCAGTAGTTGCGAATGATCCAGTACGAACATTTATTGCTGCAACTGATGCCGAAGTTAAAGATAAGGATGATGTAGAAGCATATGATCCTGTTACTGCCTCTATTGTATTTAATCTAGTATTTTGCGTTGCATCAGTTACTGACGAAACAACATAAGATGCAGTATTAGCATACGATGCCGATGCAATAGAACCAGACATTGTAATGGTTCCTGTAGTTGATAAACTACCTGATATATCTAAGCTACCTGAAAAACTTACTGCCATGTTATGATAATCTAATTAATATAAAGTTTCCGTTTCTATATAATCCACCTAATGGTACACCACCAGCTGCTGCTGCTGTATCATCTACAAAGTTTAGTGATGATGATACTTGTGATAAAACTATAAATGAATTTGTTATTGGGTTTAAATACGATGCTGTTACTGCATTCGTTACTGTTACGTTTGGTACTGCTACCCAACTAGCAGAGTATGGAGCTGAACTAGCTACTTGTAAAGTATAGCCAGCATATGAAGATGATATTGCAGGTAAATCACCTCCAATAGTTGCTACTGCATATCCGGACGATGCTGATTCGAACAACAACAAAGATGATGTATAATCAACTAAGCGAATAGTTGATGGAATCATCATCTCAAATGCGTCGTCAAATGCTTGTATGGAAACGTATTTATCGCCTAAATTGTGCGCAAATGACCACGTTGTTGCTGCTGTAAAGTACTGTTGTGTTGTACGTCCTTGTACATTTATTATACCACCTATTCCTGCTACTGCATAGCCAGCAACTGAAGCTCCAAATGTTAGAACTAATGTATTATCGTCTGTTGCAGTTATTGTTTGTGGTAAAATAATTTCGTTAGACGCATTATATACCGTTACGTTCGGATATTGTACTCCTAAATTATGGGTAAATGTCCACGTTGATGCTGCTGTAGATTGTGTATGTATTTTACCACCTGCAGTCAGACCTGTAATGCCAGATCCATCACCTTTAAATGAACCAGAAATAAATGAACTAGATACATATAATGATCCTGTTATTATTGCTGATCCACTGAATGGAAATCCTACTCCAGCTCCTGATCCTGAAATGTATGATGCCGTTAATGCATATGATGCAGAATTAGCAGTTAAAGCGTATGATGCTGTTACTGGTACGTTCGAAGCATAAGATGCAGTTAAAGCGTTTGTAGCATATGATGCTGATACTGCGTTTAGAACGTATGATGCTGTAGCAGCATTTTCAATTGATCCACTCCAATATGAAGCACTTAATGCGTTAGTAGCATACGATGCTGATGTAGCATTATTTGAATATGATGATGTTAAAGCATATGATGCACTCTCAGCATTTGTAATTGATCCAGACCAATATGAAGCTGATACGGCTTGTAGAACGTATGATGCTGTTTGTGCTGTTTGAACATACGATGCTGTTTGAGATAAAACAACGTATGATGCTGTAGCAACAGACATTGATGATGTCTGATTTGATAATACAACATCAGATCCATTCGCTTGCAATGATCCAGATATTAAAACACTACCTGTGAATTGATGTGTGTTTGCAGTGGTAGATCCGAATCTAGTAGAGCCAGTAACAAAATCAACTGATGATGTTATAGTTTGTACTACAATCGTTTGTGCTGATAAAGTACCAGCTACAGTAAAGTTATCTGCGTATGATGCCGTTTGTGCTGATAATGCATTAGTTGCATATGATGATGATACTGCATTTAAAACGTATGAGGCAGTTTGAGCAGTAACAACATAACTAGCAGTTTGCGATAAAGTAACGTATGATGCAGTTAATGCATATGATGATGTTGGTGACTGCCCTAATAAATAAGAAGCAGTTAATGCACTTAATGCGTATGATGCAGTTCCTTGAAGCGATCCAGTTATTCCATCAGTTACGGACAGTGAGCCAGAAACAGTAAGCGGCCCTTGTACTAGAAGCGAACCCGTAACTATACCAGAATCTATTATCATAGCAATTGTTTATTATAAATATTCTATATTAATCTTATTAACGACTTAACAGTCCAAGCATCGGTTGTAGTTGATTTTAAACGTACGTTTGCTCCTGATAAGTCTACACTCATTGTAACTTGATCTGTATTTCCAATATCGCTTGTTGATGTATCTGTATATTCGACAGTTCCACCATTCCAAACTGACATTACAGTACCTGCTCTTGAATTTGATCCCGATATAACGGCATAATCAAAGAACGCAGCACTATATGATGCTGTAGCTACACTAGCAACTACTGTAGTTGAAGCAGCAGTTGCAGTACCTAACGAACTAGATATTGGTTTTGCATTTAATCCATTCCATTCAGATGTAACTGAATATGATGCAGTAGTTGCATTTGGCGCTCCATTTATACCCGAAAAGTTTGCTATTGCTTTTCCAGTTGATGGTGCTGCAAAATATAATTCAGCAGAGTTTTCATTTATTACTCTTATACCTGAAGGTATAACTACAAAGTCGTTCGAATCATATACCTCAAATGCTGGATATTTGGTATTCAAATTGTGTGTGAATGACCAAGTAACAGCAGCTGATGTTTGATCTAATCGTGATGTAGATCCAGTAATATATAAACCACCACCGTTTGATGCTACAGCATATCCTGATGCTGAGTAATCAAAGCGTATTTCTGCTGTTAGTGCATCTACAGCAATAATAGCGTTTGGAATTATTTGATTATAATTGTTATCGTATACTTGTAGTAATGGATTTCTTGTGTTGAGATTATGTACAAATGACCAAGTTACAGCAGGTGTTGATTGTGTTTTGTTCGTTGTGAATCCCGGAGCATTCGACGCAGATAATGCAAATGTAGCGTATGATGCAGTACCTTCAAGTGATCCAGTAAATGAACCAGATATGAATGAACTAGAAACAAATAACGATCCAGTTATTACTGCTGAGCCCGAGAATGGAAAACCAACTCCAGCACCTGATCCTGAAATGTAAGATGCTGTTAGAGCGTAGCTAGCTGTGTTTGCATTTAAAGCATATGATGCAGTAACAGGAACGTTCGAAGCATAAGACGCAGTTAATGCTACTAAAGCATATGATGCTGTCTCAGGTACATTCGAAGCATAGGACGCAGTTAAAGCATTAGTTGCAAATGAAGCGCTTACTGCTTGAAGTACATACGATGCAGTTGCTGCAGTCCCAGTCGTGTCTTGATTCCAAGTTGGAACAGTTCCTTGTAGACCTGAATATGGAGCAGTAGCAGCATATGATGCTGTTAAAGCTGATGTAGCATAAGATGCAGATACAGCATTTAAAACATAAGACGCTGTAGCAACAGACATTGATGATGTCTGATTTGACAGTATTGCATCAGATCCATTTACTTGTAGTGATCCAGATATTGAAACAGATCCTGTAAATTGATGTGTGTTTGATATAATAGAGCCAAACTGAGTAGATCCAGTTACTTGCTCTACTGATGAAGTTATAGTTTGTACTACGAGTGTTTGTGCTGTTAAAGTACCTTGTACTGTAAAGTTATCAGCATATGATGCAGTTTGTGCATTAGAAGCACTTATTACATTCTGAATAGAAGATGTTGTAATAGCAACTGCCACTCCATTTGAATTACCCACCCAAGTATATCCTGATTGGATATTAGGAAGATCATTATAATATCCTGGTCCATTGATAACTCCAGAACCATCTGATATATGTGATTTTTCTACATTACCTAATTTTTGTACAAGTATTGAAGAACCAGTTGGGCGAATATTTGTATATCCTCCTCCTGCAGCTACATATATAGAATCTCCAGAAGCAAAAGCTGAAGTGTCTACTCCACTTATAAATCCATTGATTAATCCTATACCTTCTGATTCATTTGTTAGAGTTTCTCCAGCGATTACTCCTACAGGCATTCTTAAAGGATTACTAGCGTCCGCAGGATAAACACCTACCATGTTTCCAGAATTACCTGATCCTGTTATATAGCACGGAGTACCTTTTATAATAGTAGCTCCAGAAACGTTTTTAATAATTATTGTTGTGTTTTCTACATTTGAAAACGACAAATTTCCAGCACCATCAGTTATAACAACTTGTCCTAAAGTTCCATCTGTAGTTGGATATATTAATCCACTTGCAGTAAGGGAGGTTCTTACATTAAATGAGTCCGCAGATGATGCTGTAGCAGCATAAGACGCTGTAACAGCGTATGATCCACTTAATGAATAAGATGACGAGATAGCATATGATGCTGAAGTAGCTAATACAGCATATGAAGCTGAAGTAGCTAATACTGAGTATGAAGCTGAAGTTGCAGTTGCAGCATAAGATGCTGATGTTGCTCTCAAAGCATAAGATGCAGACGTTGCTGCTGATGCTGTTACTACGTTTCCACCTTTTGATGCTACTGCTGTACCTGTTCTAGCACTAGAAAAATAAATTAATGCACTAGCAGTATTTACAGTATGAATCTTTTGAGGAATAATTACATCATCATTCGCGTCATATATAGTAAATACAGGATATAATGTTGATAAATTATGATCGAAAGACCAAGTTGTTGCTGCTACTGTTTGACTTAGTATAGCATTTGATGAATTTGTATCACCTGATCCTCCACCTCCAGGAATTGTGATTGATGCCGTTCCATTGGATATTGTTGCTGTTACTCCAGCGCCATTGAAGTCAAAATATGAGGCTGTACCTTGTAGATTACCTTCATCCGCGATATAGATTGCTGATATTCCGGATCCACCAGTGCCACCATTTAATGCGTATGATGCGGTTAGAGCGTAAGATGCAGAGAATGTATTTAAAACACCGTTGGGAGTGGTTACCGAATTCAATGCAGCATCCGATCCGGATACAATGACTTTTTTCCAATTTGGCATATTTCAGTAATTTTGATCGATTATGGTTAGATACATATACTATGCCTAGCATATATGCCTACTTCCGTTAGGCCGACAATCGATTATTTACAATAAATATACGGTTTACTTGGTTTCTTCTAGAAACTGATTCTGAATTTTTACAGTCATGTTATAAACGATTTCAACGTGTTCTCCGAGGAATTGTGATCGTTTAATTAATGTAAGTAGGAGTTCCAACTCCTCTTTTTCCAATTTATTTGGATCTATAGAAGTTGGAACTGCACTTTTATCTGATACTGGAACTAATGTTCCTAAATTTTTTGCTGTAATTCCCATAACTAATTTTAAAACTTATTTTATGCCCAGACAAATATATCTCCGTTATCTATTTTAAGGTTACCTATCTTTTGATATTCTGCTGAGTCTGCATGTGCTGCATTTTGGATATCAACAACTGCTGCTGCATATGCTGTTGTGTTTGCTGATGTAGCGTTATATGCTACTGATGCGTTAAATCCGAAACGTGTATCTGATGAATCGTAAATAAAGGCGTGACCTGTACCTGAACCTTCATCAATGATAATACCACCTTCATCTGGATTAGCTGAACCTGAATTCAATAAGATAAATTTATCTTCAACTAATAAGTTAGTTACGTTTAAGTAAGCTAAATCACCATTTACAGTTAAATTACCTCCAACAGTTAAATCAGAAACGATATTTACTGAATCAGTTAAACCAACAGTTAATGTATTAGTGTTATCAACAAATGAAGTATTGATTTGATTTGCTGTACCGTAAATACGAACACCTTCAGTTTTTAAATCAATCGAACCAGACGTAATAGCACCTGCTCCAGTTGAACCACTTAATGCTAAAGTAGTAACAATACCTGTTAATGCCGAACCATCACCTAAAAACGATCCAGTAAATGAACCAGTTAATGATGAATTAACTCCAGATAATTGGATTGAACTAGCACCTGAAACTACGGTTCCATCATCTGATAAGGTAGTATTTGCAAATGCATCTCCAGTCCATTTCGTGATTGCGTTTGCAGTTAAGCCAGACGAACCAGAAACTGCTACTGTAGCGCTTCCTGTACCATTATATGAAAATGCTGAAACACCTGTACCGTTTGTTATAGCTTGATCTAAAGCTACATTCGTTAATCCAGATCCGTTACCTTGAAACGAGCCTGAGAATGAACCCGATATGATCGTGTTAGCAGGTGATGTTAATAATTGGCCACCTTGTACGTAAAAGGCACTAGCTGATACAGCAGATAATTCAGCTACACTACCCGATACTATGACCTTTTTCCAATTTGCCATTCGTAATTGTTTTTAGTATTATTCCGTTATAAATATATGACTATTCAAGACCCACATACATTGAAGATGAAGTAAAATAAATATCACCTGCTGATGCCGAAGTTGCGAAAGGCAACGCTGACTGCGTAGCTACGTTTATTATACCATTTTGTTTTACTTCAAATATATTTTGATTTTGAGCGTTTTTAATCAATAGTAATGTTGAATTAGACGACCCAGTAACAAATAAAGTACCACGATTAAAAATAGATCCACTAACAGTTAGTGATCCAGTTATAATAGTACTTATGTTTACTAATAATCCATCTGTTGGAGAGATTGATGCAGTAGCTGATCCAGATGCAATTCGAAATACATCACCAACTAATGAAGTAACTGGTAAGTTAAGTAAGCCACTACCATCACCAGAAAACGATCCGGTAAATGATCCTGATATAGGTCTGAATAGTTGTTTACTTCTTACTAATGCCATTATTATACGAATTTACCTACTGCTACTATTTCGTCTGTTGCTTCTAATCCATATCCGATTCCAACATCATCAATTGTTAACAAACATGTTCCATCTAAATTATCTACAAACGATACAACATAATCTTGAGGTACGAATACTCCATTTATATAGAATGTAAAGTTTACTTTTGATGTTGCTGGTAATGATGAGTTTACTGGTATTGATAGGAATGAAGCATTAAATGTTGCTGTTGTTTGTGTATTTGATACAGCTGTTTTAGAAATTGATACTGCTAAGTATGCTGTATCTAGAGCACTTGCACCTTGTACTGATACGTTGATATTACCACCTTCAAATATTGTAGTTGAAGTAGTACCACCACCCGTAACTGTAGTTGATGCTAAAGCTAATGTATCCAAATCTGCAGTTGTAGTTTCGAAATTAAATACTACTTGTGCAGTGCCATAGTACATATCAGCGTTTGCTATTTGTTTGTTTATTGTATCTGGAATTATATATCCATTTAAAATAATATTAAATGTTGATCTAACTGCTCTACCATCTGTAGTATTTACTTCAGTTACAGTACTAAACTGATCAATTCGTGCTCTAAACTTAAAACGTGAAAAATCACCCCAATACGAGTCGCCAGCAAAGTTAATTGCTTCAATAATTGGATTAATTTGTTCTACGTAATCAGTGAATATAATACACGAATACGTTAAAGTAACGTAATCAGGTACTACAGACATATATACTTCTTTTGATGGTGTTCTGTTTGTTATAACAGAAAAACGATCGTATTGATTTCTTTTATTAAATTGCTGTTCGAATAATTGGTAGTTATGTACTTTATTTCCGTCTAATTTATTACCTAATGAACGATTCTTTTCTAAAGTATCGCGTTTAAACATAATAAGTGGAGTAAGTAACTTACCATCTTTATCACGTAAAGCACCATCTGATTGTACTGTTTTCCAACGTTCAGGAGAACCATACATAATTGGTACTGGCACTCGTGTTCCGTTTTGAATTACTGATGGTTTAATTGTATTTTCAAAATAGTATTTAATTACTTCGTCGTGATCTTTTAATGATACAGAGAAGTCTTTTTGTTTACTGCCTTTGAATGTAATTTCTTTAGCTCTATTTTTAGAAAATACAGTATCGCTAGGTGATTTTGATATAGTATTATCATACGGAACGAATGCTTCCTGAATTACTTCGGATTGATTTTTAGGAAGTGGTTTTAATCGTCTCATTATAATCGTTCTTGTTTAAGACCTAGTTTTTCAGGACGTACGTACTGAGCATTTACGATAATAGATATACTAGAACCAAAATCAGTAGTGTCATCATATGCGTATGATGGGTCTTTTCCTACTACTAATTGATTCTCGATTATCCCCGCGATTTCATAGTAATTTTCTTGCCATAATACAACGTCACCAACTTCAGGTACTAATTGCATATCTACAAGGATATCGCGTAAAAATCGTACAGTAATTTCACGTGTAACATCAGTACCAAAATCAGATTCAGTCCACGCTTGTATATTTCTTTCTATTAGGCAGTTTACTAGAATTGGATCATTATACGTTTTAGTAAGTGATTCTCCGTATAGATTAGATGACGTCTTATCTAAAGCTATTTTATAATATCCAACTGATTGTTGGATAATATTATTGATCAATTCTTTATTGATGTGACGAAATAATGATATGTCTCTAGAACCGCCAAAAAGTGCCATATTAGTAATTTCTGATTTTAACTAGTGATTTAGCACGTGGGAAGAATTTAACTAATCCATTAATACCTAAAGCAGCATCTTTAATCATTTTAATTGTTTCTTCAGGAGTTCCTTCGTTAATGAATTTAATTTCAAGCAATGCGTAATCGTAGTTAGCATCAGATAATGACTCTAATTTTTCATTTGAAATAACTTTAATTACAACAATATCTTTTATTGCTCTAACTTGATTATAAATTTCAGTCTGATTTGCTTTTGCTTTTTCCACCTTAATTATGGCTTGCATAAAGTAGGTTTCAAATGTTGATTCAGCAAGTATATCTATTAATTTCATATTAAAATATATAAAACGGCAATGGAACATTTGTTAAAGTCTGCTGGATATATCCTTCGTCCATTGAACGCTTTTCTAATTGTTTTGTTCTAGATGAATCTTCTAATGTTCCACGTAATTGTTCTAGCAATGCTATTTTTTCAGAACGTGCGTCTGCAATTAAGTCAGATTGATTTAATGTTACTTCAGCACCTGGAATTGGTATAGTACCATACTTACCACGCACATATGCTAACATTTCTTTTACTAGCGCTAGTGTGTATTGGAATACCCACATTTTGCCTACTGAATTTAACTGAGAATATACTGGATTGTTATACGGTACATTCGAAATGTTAGTAACTAAATTAGTAGCAGAACCAGATATGAATAATTGATTACGTTCTGATTTTTTAATGTAGTGGAATATTAAGTTAGTATCTGTAGCTGGAATTGGAAATAATCGTAATTGATTATTTACTAAGTCAAACGAGTATGCTGATTTTCTTACTTGGTCGTTTAATTCAATTGCTTGTAGCTTTAACATATCAAAGTTCAACGGCATTAGCATAAAGTTAATACCTGGAGAATAAGATCCGAAATTGAATGATTCAAGTAATGATTGAATACCTGTACCTGTACCAGCGTATGGATCAAAATAACGAACAATAGCTGGAGGTGTTTGTTGAAATATAGTTTTTACTTCAATCGAATCACCTGGTGCTAATGATGCAGATGCAGCAGCCCAAGTATTTAAATTATAATTTTGAACGTTTGCTGTTACTGGTAATGATGCAGTGTAATAAGTTGTAGTACCACCAGTACCTGCTTCAGAACCATAAGTTGAAGCAATGCGTATTGTTGAAGCTAAATTAGGAGTAATTACTTGGTTATTTAGAGCAGATCCAGTAGCTGAACCTTCCATCGAAATATAATTTTCTCTAATTTTCCATTGATATACTTCGTTTCCGTATACTGTAACTGCTTCTTCGAATGCAGCATAGAATTGGATATCTTGTAATTCGATGTTTTCGATTGGATATCCTAAGCGCTGTGCACACCACTTTACTACTTTATCTGCATCTGTTTGGAATAATGAATCATTATCATAAAATCCAAATGGAGTAGATCCAGTAGTGAAAGTTGATGTTCCAGTATATATTGCTATATTAGCCATTTATTAATCTAGTATTTAATATAAATATCGAAGTGATATAGTATATTATAAATGTTCTTTATACATGTTCAGAACTGATTCCACAATTGGGTGTCTGTGGTTTGTTTTCAAAATTACAGATGCTACTCCTGGAATTGATCCAGCAACTTGTTTTGATAGAAAATACATACCAGAGTCTTTTTTATTTTTTAAATCGACTTGAGATGTATCGCCTACAATCACCATTTTACTTCCTTTACATAGACGAGATATTACCATTTCCATTTGAGGATCAGTAACATTTTGTGCCTCGTCTACTATGATAAATGCATTTGAGAAGTTACGTCCACGCATAAATGCGAATGGAACGATTTCTATTTGTCCTCGCTCAAAATACATATCCACTTTTTCTTTATCGTATACTCGATATGCGTTGTCGTATATTGGAGCAACGAATGGATCTAATTTCTCTTTAATACCACCAGGTAAAAAACCAATTTCTTCTTTAGCTGTTACTACTGGTCTTGCTATAATGATCTTTTCAACTTCCTTATTGAATAATAGATCTAGCGCTGTTTGGACTGCCACTAGCGTTTTACCGCTTCCTGCTTGTCCAGTAATGACTGTAATGTCATTAACTAAAATTATACTCTTTGTTTCTTTCTGTTCTTCATTTAGTTGAACTTGGAACTTGATTGGATTTTTCGGTTTACGTTTTTCTTGAAAAATCTCGTCATTGTGGTGATTTGAAGCCATAAAACTTGTTTTAGTTATCAGCGATAAATATGTAGAGATTCATTTATTGCGATAAACAAAAGAAGGCCGGAGCTGAGCTCCGACCTTACTTTCTATCCTAAGGATTAGATAAATTAGAATCCTAATGTTTCTAAACCGTGAACAAACACCTTTCCATAAAACTCTGGACGAACCATTTTCTTAGCGTAACGAGTCATCAAACCTTTACGTGGAGTAAATGTTTCTGGATCGTAAACTAATGGAGTCATGATTAACGGAATGTATGGAGCGTAAACAGCACCAGTTTCTAGGAATTGAGATCCTTTATAACCCATCAAGATAGCGTTTTCTGTCATGTATGGGTTTTTGTATACTTTATAGCGAGAGTTCAAAGAACCTACTTTAGAGATACCGAATCCGAATTCTGATTTTTCACCATCACCGTCAGAAGCAAATCCTGGGATTGATTCTAAAACTGTAGCTACAGCTGGAGAACAAACCATGAAATTAGCGCCACCACGTAATGTCTTTTGGTGAATTTTGTTAGAAACTTGTTGTAATACAGTTCCGATAGTTTGGAACCACTCACCTTGAGAGTTGTAGTATCCTGAGATATTACCTGATTGTGAGTTTGCAGATACAGTTGTAAAACCTGAACCATTCCAGAATGTATTGTTAGCAGCTGACCAGTAACCTGTTGTAGCAGCGTTTTCAATTAACATACCTAATAATTCTAAGTCAACTTCCATTGCAATGTAGTTAGACAACATTGAAGTTACTTCTGATTCAGCATCTACCGAGTGGTAAGCGTTCAAATCTTGAGCAAATTCTGGAGTCCATTGTGCTTTCAACTTACGAGTCTTAGCAACGATAGCTTCTGATTTCAATTTGATATCAACTGAAGGGATAGCAATTTGAGTTGTTGATTCAGAGTTTGGATAACCAGCACCTGAAGCATCTTCGAAATCACCACGAGCAGCTACAGTAGTTGCTTTAGGATAAACGATAGTGTAAAGACCTGATTCCTTAACTGTACCAGCACCAGCGATTAAGAATTGTAAATTTCCGCCAGAAACTTGAGTAAATTCTTTTAATACGTTAGCATCTGAAACGTTTGAACCAGAAGATAAAGAGATAGTACGAACTGCATCTAAATCTAATGATGGTAAAGATGAAGTAGGAACTAATAATGTACCAACAGTACCTGCTAATGAAGCAGAAGCAGCAGAGTTGTAATTAAATGCAGCGATACCTGCAGCAGATCCAGTTGTACCAGTAATAGCAGCAGATGCTGTAGTATTGATAGAGTAACCGAATTTACCAGCACCATATAAACCACCAGCTACGTCTAAGTTCTTAACGTTTGGATGATTTTCAGCTTGGTTACCGTATAAAGAAGCAGTTCCGAAACCAGCTTTTCCAGATGCACCTACTCCAGTTGAAGAGTATTTGAAATCTAGATAAAATACTAAACCTGAAGGTAAAGACATTGGTTGTACTGAAACGAATTCTTTTGCTACGATTTCACCGAAGATACGGCGAACTAAAGGTAAAGCAACACCAGCCCAGTTCTCACCAGCACCACCTGACATAGAAGTAGTTCCACCAGTTACGTTTGCTTCTTGAACCAATGCTTTAGCTTGGTTTTCTAAGATAACCGCCATGTTATTGCGATCATAATCATTCTTAAGGTTTTGTAACAAACCTGTTTTTTCCCATTTTCCAACTAATTTGCCAGCTTCTGCTTGACGATCTTGGAACGGGTTTGCGCTTTCTAAAAGACTTTGTACGTTCATTTTTGAATTAATTTAATAAGTTTTTTTTAAAATTATTTACCGAAGGCTAATTTATTCCAACGGTCAAATTGTGCATCAGTTTCGATTACTTTAGCATTACTGTTTCCAGAAATCATACCTACTGCTTTTGAAGCAAAACCAACTGATTCTTTAATAGCAGATTTTGTTTCAGCTTTCTTAGCAAATGAAGTAATTAATGATTCGTAAACCAATTTAGCTTCTTTCGCTGATTCAGCTTTGTCAAAAGTTTTAACTACATCTACTTTTTGTGATTCAGTTAAGTTAGTACCTTTGAATACTTTATTCATGTAAAGTAATTTTGCATTTAACAAATTCACTTCTTGAATTGATGAACGAAGTTCGTCGATTGTAGCTAAAGCTTGAGCTAATTCTTCTTCCATTTTAGATTTAGAATCATCTTCGTCTTTGCCATATCCTTCTTCTACTTCTTCTTCTTCTGATAGACCGAATTCAGCTAACAATTCATCGATATTGATATCGTTTTCGTCGATTTCTTCTTCGTTTACTGTTTCTTCTGTTTCGTCGATCATTTCGTCTAAGTTGATTTCTTCTTCGTCTGCAGCTTCAGCTCCTAATTCAGCATCTAAATCGATTTCTTCACCAGCATCGCCAGCAACTTCTTCTCCTTGTTCTGCTTCTAATTTAGCGAATTCTTCAGCAGCAATAGTGCGAATATATTCTTCAACTTCTTCAGGTGTCATTTCAGTGATATCTTGATCTTCTTCTGTTTCACCTTCTTTTTCTTCACCTGCTTCTTCTTCAGGTGCTTCTTCAGATTTTTCTTCTTCTGCTTCTTCTCCTTCTTCTTTAGCTTCTTCAACTGAATCTTCAGCCAATAACGCTTCTAAATCTAGAGTTTCTTCCATTTGATCATCTGCTGCTTCAGTAACTTCTTCTTTTACTTCGTCTTCCTCTTCCATTTCTTGTAGCTTTGCAGCTAACATAGATTGTAGTTGTGGAGTGAACGCTTCTTCAAGAGCAAGCTTAGCTTGTGCGAGTGCAGTTTCACGAACAGTTTTAGCATCAACAAGAGCATCTTTCAAGATTTGCTTTGTGTTACTCATTTTGTCCTTAATTTTTGTTTTTGGAAATAAGATTATTAATGAATCTTAATAGGGGTTTATACTTAATCGAATACCATATAGACATGGTATATTTGAGTCTGCCATAAATATATGCAGATATATTCAAAACGAAAAGAAATGCCCCTTCTTTGCAGAAGAGGCATCAGTCTATCAGTACTACTAATAGAGGGGTACAATATTATTTAATTCCAGCGTAATGTTGCCATCTGCGAACTATCCATTCGTCTAATTCTTGTTGTTCTTTTTTAGCACGTGATGCATATATCTTATTTCTAGCAGCATCTCTTTCAGCTGGCATTTTAGAAGTATCATCTGCTGTTGCTTGTAATTGAGCTAATTCATCAGAAGTTATTTCTTGTGCTTCATGCATATCATCATCAGCTGAATGGTTTTGTCCATCACCATAATGTTTTAAATCACCAATTGGATAGCGTTCACCTGTTTCTCCATTATATAAATAAATTTTACCTTCAAATTCACCACCCATTCCTACAAAGTAATTTACATTGGGATTTTTTGTACTCCAGTAAATAGTACGACCGTAATCATCTTCTTCAGTATAGCTAATTTTATCACCAGATGCTGATTCAATAGCTGATCTTACAAAATCGTATTCTTCATTCATTTCTTCATGTTCACCACCATTATGGTATTCGTGATATCCTTGAGATGCTTGGTCAATAAAATTTTCTGAATTGGTAATGTGGTCTTGTATCCAAGCTGGAATATCGATTTCTTGATCACCGATTTTAGCTTTTAGTTCCATTGCTGAACGGATAATTGATTCTAATGAACGTTGTGCCATTGATACTTCGTGATCGTCTTCTTCAGCTAATTTTTTAGCTTTATCAGTAGCAATTGCATACATAGCGGGAGCAGGACCTTTAAAATCCTTCTTCATTGCTTTAACAATCTCTTCACGTTTTTTCTCTTCAGCTGCCGTTAATTCTTTTTCAGCAACGATTTTAGCTACGGTTTCTTTTACTATTTGTTCTAAGTTCATTATATATTATCAAAATCACAGGTACAGAATCCTGTGCGGTTACAAATAATTTCAGTAATTAAGCTATCTATTTTAGAATAGTCTTTTTTAAATTTCCATGGATCAACAGATTCATTTACTACTTCCATATACGCACCTGGTGTGGATGGAGTTGAAACGAAATCCCAACACATTAATTCAAAATCGTCTTGCACCTCAATTGTTTCACCAATTTGACGTACAGAACCCATACCACGAGACGAGATACCTACGGTGATATTGTTATTGAATAATTCTTTCAATATATTCCCCGATGGTGTAGGAAGTATCTCAATCTTACCGTGAAGCTCGCGCCCCTTCCAATATAAACTTACAATGTTATGAGACACATTCTTTAAGTTAATAACTGGAGAATCTGGATGGTCTAATTCACCTAATGCACGACGTTCTTTAACTGGTCCTTGTAAGTATTTATCTGCTTCTCGCTTCAATACTTCAAACGGATAGACACGTCCATTACCGTTTTTTGTTTCAGCCATTTGTATCAATCCTTCCACAAACATTTTACCGTTTGGATTCATCATCGACTCCTTCAATGATTGAGGAGTAGCGGTAAATAAGGCTGTTTCTATTAATAATTGTTTTTCCATTAGTCTCCTGTATAATTTCCTTTTTGACCAAGTCTGTACATTTCTGGTGATCCTGGTTGGTTTAATTGGAATGGTTTATCTTTTAATTTTTCAAACTCGGCTTCCAAATATGATTTATCGTCATCAGATAAATTTGGATTAGATAATAAATCTTTTATAGATGTAATTCTATATAATTTTTTTTCTGAATCTGATACTTCACCGTAATTTGCTTGACGATAATCAATTCGTTTTTGGGTTGCTTGTTGAATTTGATCTTCGATCGATTCCTTTAAACTAGTTTTTTTTTGATCAGCTACTTCAGCTAATATATTACCTACTAAAACGATCATCTCGTCTTCGGTTAGTTTATCTAGTTTAACTTTTTTAACACCGTTTGCAGTGTCTACAAAATTATCACCTTTAACTTCAGTAGGTAAATCAGTACGTTTTTTACGATCTACTTTCATTGCTGATTCATCGTATCCAGCTAAATGAAGTTGAGAATAATATGATACGTTATCTTTTAAGTTTTTCTTAACGATTTTATCCGCTTTTTCTTCGTCAGTACCTTTATCTAATTCATAGCGCATTCCTAAATCATATTCTTGAGGATTAAGCCACTCATTCGGCATACCATATTCCATTGGAGATGGTTTAGCTTCAGTAATAATACCTTTATTTTTTAAGATTTTAACAGCATCACCAAATGATGTTGTATTAGAAATAAATTTAGGCATCGCCATTTTTACATTACGTAAAAACTGAGATTGACCTAATTTACCTTCATTTACTGCTTTATACTGATCGAATATACTTTTGTTCATTTTATTTAATTTTTATATTTCCAAATAAATCCACCAGCTGATTTAGTTCTGTGGGTTAATACATTAGCAATGCCTTTTATTTTAGTTATATCTCGTGCTGATGTGTATGAATCAAATTCTTGTACTAATTCCCCATCATTATTAAATTGAAGGATTGATTTTCTAAGTTTCTGTTTATGTTCTTCTGTTTTTGGTTTTCTATTACCTTTTTTAGGATTAGGACCAAAATGATATTTTGCAGCAAATCCTTCAGGTTTTGGTTTGCGATTTGCATTTCCTATTTTTTGTTTATGATCTTCAGATATTATAAATCCTAAAAAACCATCTCCACCATCCGTTAAATTGGTTAGTGTACCTAATCCTTTATCACGTCTACCATATAAATGAATAAAAAATTGTTCCATTTTACAAGCAGTGGTCCAATCAATATCATCTAGTAATATATCTACTTTATATGTTGTTTTTTGGACTATATTATTCCAGTATTTATTTCTATCATTAGAATAAGCACGAGTATATTTACCTTTATCATCTGATCCTATTCCAATATAGAATGGTTCATTTTTATCTAATCTGATATGACGATAAATATAGGCCATTATTCTTTTAAATTTTTAATTTTCTTATCTAATTCTTTTAATCGTTCTGATATTTCTTCTAATCCACGAACTGAATTAGTAAGGTAGTTTTCAGTTGTTAGGCTATTTTCGTTACGTAAGCGAATGCTATAATCAACGATTTGGTTTACTTCACGTAAACGTTTTTTAATACCTAATATTGCTTTTGATATTTTACGTTCTGGGGATACTTCAGATACGGTTTTAGTAAATGAACGATAAGATACCTCATTTATTGGATCTTGTCCTTCGTATTTAACGAATTCGAATGTTTTACCTGATTTAGGTACTTTACCTACTACTTTATATCCTAATTTTTCAGCATATTTAGTAGCTTTGTTTTTACCGCCTTTAGAGAATGCAAATTTAGTCATGTATGCTTCGCCTCCGGATGTAGCATTTTCTTCATCTAAAACTTTAGCAATTGCTTGACGTATTAATTCACGTAATTTTTCCATTATGCAGCTCTTAATTCGTGTAATAATTCGTAGTAATTCATTAAATTCAAAATATCATCATCAGATACAGCTTCCGATTTAGGAATCATGTTTAGTATATTATTTACTTCTGATAATTTGATTTGGATTTTTTTATCTGTAATTTTTTCAGTTAATATGTCTAATTCTAACTTAACGTTTTGAATCTGATTATTAACGTATTCTTTTAATGATACAGTATTTGAAATATTATTGATGAATTCTTTCAATAATGTCTTTTGTTCTGGTAGTAGATCAGTATATTTGGTATTGAAGTTTTCAACTACCATTTTATAGATCATCATACGAGTGCTTTTATCTTGCTTAGCGTATTCTTCCATTACTTGATCCTTTACTACTGCTTTATCTACTGCTTTTTTAGTTAGAAACTCAAGTAAAGTTACTCGGTTATCAATAACGATTTTAGGATCAGTAAATTCAGCTGAAGTATGTGCTTCCATTAAATTAAAAATGGCAGCATTGATCTTATAGTTTTGGATTTTTGCTTTAAAGAAGTCTTCTAGGTTGTAATGTTCCTTGATGTCTTTAATCAAGTTATATTTTTCCTTACGTAAAGCAGTCTTATTTAATTTTTCAGATAATTTTAAAATAGTTTCAACTAAGCTATCTGCTTTAGACTCAGCCAATGACTGAACATTGATTAATGATTGATATAATTTATGTTCTTTGGCTATTTCAGTATTTGAAAAGTATTTCTTAACTAAAGTAGCGGCATGAGGCTCTTTATTGGACAAGATATCACTAGCAATTTGGCGCACTAATAGCTCAAATAATATGCCAGTGTTCTTATATTTTGAATTTTTCAATTTAGACATGTCTTAGTATTACTCTGTTATAAATATCGATTTGTTTATATATCTTGAATATTTGATTCATTTAGTATGGAAGGCTCTTCAAATACGTTAGTTTTCTTTACGTTTATACTTTCCAACATCTTCTTATTCTTTAGGTATTCTACTCTAGCATTTTCTAATGTCCAAGTAGCGCCAGTACCAGCAGCAGCTCTTAATGGCTCATGCATACCTTTTGATCCAATAGGATCTTTACCTAATGCGTGATCTTGTGTTCCATAATCAGATACTTTTTCTTCAGGACGTCCTGCTTCTTTTTCATCATATCCAATAGGTACTTCACCATAACGGCCTTTACCATATAATGAAGCCAAATCGTGTGGCGTACCAAATGATGTACCTGATTCAACTGGATCGTTACCTTCGTTTTCGATTTGTGAAATACGGAACGAACGTTTCTTATCTTCAATTGTTTGGTTACGGAATTCAGCGTATTGATCTTCTGAGAAGTGGAATATGTTTTGGTAAATCCAATCAGTCGGCAATAATGATTTATCCATTATATTACCAGCTAATTCAACTTTTTCCTTCCATAGAGCAATTTTTTCTTGCTCATAAATGATAGATGGAGTAGTTAATGATAATTCAAAATTCGTTAATTCAGCATCATCAAATCCTTGAGTATATAAGTGAACTAAAGCAATTTTAGTTAATTCAGATACAACAATACGTTGTACACGTTCTACTGTACGAGCAAAACGAATATCTTCAGATGCAAGAGTTGCTTTTCCTGTTAGATCTTTTTCGAATCCTAAAAACGCTTTTGGAACACGTAATGCAGCAAATAATTTATCACGTAAGTAAGATACGTCTTCGATTGCTGTATATTCTAATCCTTTTAATGTATCGATACGAGTTGTTGTATCATTTCCTCTAACTGGAAGATAGAAATCCTCAGTTAGATTCATCATATTATACTTTAAGTTATAATCGCCTGTTTGTGGATCAATGTATGGAGTTTTCTTGATCTTTTGTTTCATTTTCTCCATAAATCCATCAACTTCGTTTGGTGCAATATTTCCAACGTTAGTATAGAATAAACGTTTTTCAGGTGCACGCATGATACGATGTATTAACATCGCATCTTCCATTAAAGTTAATTGCTTGAATATTTTACGGCCTGGTTCAAGATATGAACGGCCATAAGGTAAATAAGATGGGTCTGAGATTAATCTAAAGTGAGCTATTTCGTAGTTTTCAAAATAATCATCTTTATTTGTGTTTGTAGCGTATCCATATGATTGATTTAAATTGATTTTAAAACGTACATATGATGGATTATTCGGATTAGTTCCTTCTTCACGTTGAACATCATACACAGAGAACGGTAATGCGTTATACACACCAAATTTTTCTGCGATGTCTAAGTGTAAATAAAAGTCTCCATACTTACACATTGTTCTAATCCACGACCATAGATTAAATTCTACATTTAGAACTTCATAAAATAAATTATAAAGTACACGTTGTGTTTTCTCGTTTGGAGATTTAATGTGTAGTACTTCACCCTGCTCGTTTTTTAGAGTAGCTTCATCAGCTATAATGTCTAACGCTGAAGCGATGATAGCATCGGTATCCATTGCTTCGTAGTCCGTGTAAAGTGAAGTACGTAATGTTTGGTAGTTCATTAATGGAGTATATGCCAGTTTTGAATTACCAGCATGGATTCGATTGAATCTATCTATTAATGAATTAGTTTGTATATTACCGTATGTCTGAAGACGATCAACATCAATTGTTCTCAATTGGTTGCCTCCTACATTTCTAATTATTACATCAGTGGAAAATAACCTTCTTAGTCGTCCGAATAGACTAGTATCTATTGCCATATTATTTTGTGTTACTCAATATGTAGTATATGTTATAAATATCAAACATAATAAGGAACATTACATTAGCCAATTTAGATCGTAAGTGTTTCCATGTCCGTCTTGCATTTGCCAAGGATTGGCATTCATATTAGTTCCTGAACTGATACCTGATGATGCAATTGATATATTATTTAAAGCAGCTTTAGTCATTTCCATACCATTTTGGTGGTAAACTAATGCTGTATCTCTAATGTATAGACCAAATGACAGCGCCATTGTTAAGTCATCATTATAGCCATTTTGTGCTTGTGCTTTACCGTGTTCCCAAATGAATGTTCTTAATTCCTCTAACATACGTTTAGAATGGAATATAAACGTTTTTTCACGTAATGAAGATTCTAATTTAGAAATAAATAATGGACGTGTTCTAGATGAGTTAGTCAATCCTGGTACGGTTTGATCGTTTTCCATCTTATATACGAAGTTATCAATCGACATATCACCGCCTTTAGGTGAGTGGTATAAATTTGGATACCCACGTTCAATAATAGAATTAATAACGTCCCATCCTATATTTGCGTTTTCAATAACTAACAATGCTGAATTATATTCAGTAGCTGCTGTAATTAATGTATTTGCAAATTCACGTGTGCCTATTTTTGATTTAAATTCAGCTACTTGTCTAAATGCTTTAGTGGCTATAATATGAAATGTTGAGTAGTCACTTCCGTCTCCACGGGCAACGTCAGCACATACAACATATGTTTCAGTAGGATCTGGATATTCCCAAATCCAAAAATCACCACTCATACCACGTCTTTCGACAGGATCCATAATGTGATTTTGTTCATAGTATTCTAAAATATCGTTTGTTACAACGTTATTTCCAGAAGCTAAAAAGTCACATTCGTATTCTTGGGCAATTTCTTGAGCGCCCATATTTGATTTTTCATTCTCGAACCACGCTTGATCACGTTCAGGATGTACATCCCAAGGTAATTTAATTGGTAAAAATGAATTTTCATTATTAATAGCTGCCACCCAAGTTTTATGGAACCAGTTACCAATACCATTTGGTGATGATAATGCTATACACCCACCACCCGTTGAAATGGTAGGTTTAATTGCGGTATAGATCCGATCAATTCCATCAATAAAGGCAGCCTCATCTATTAGTAGGAGCGATACTGCAAATGATCGACCGGCATCTGAAGCAGCTGATGATGCTACAATCTGGGATCCATTAGATAGTTTTAGTGATAATTTATTGTTTGAATCAGGTTTATCTTTACCTTTAAGCCATCCTGGTAATTGTTGGTACATAAATTGTACTTTATCTACCATGTTTACAGCTGTTGATTGCTTAGTTGCAATACATAATACAGTTTTATCTTTATGGAATAGCATTGTCCATAATGAAAAACCAGCAGCTAATGTTGATATACCTAATTGGCGTGATTTATTAATGATTGAATAATCATTTTTTAGCCATAATTTTAATACTTGCTCTTGGAATGGATATAGATTAAAATTTACACGTCCCCTAGTTGGGTGTTGTACCATACAGTACTTACGCATAAAGTGAACCGGGTCTTGGAGGCACTTAATGTACTCTTGCCTCATTATATCCTTTATACTTGCTTCACTCATAATGTAGTTTTGTATATAAATATATAGAAAAAGAGAAGTCCGCTAAAAGCGGACTCTCTAAATAAACAAACATTATTATGAAAAATCTTATGCTTCTTCTTCGGCGTCTTCAGCGCCAACGATAGCAGCAGCATCTCTAGTTTCTTTATCTGAAATTTTAGGGATGCCATATTTCTTTTTAGTAATACGGAATTTTTTAGCTAATTCTAAAGTAACTGGATCTTGTGTTTGGATCAATCCATCAGCGTATTGTTGAGCAATTTCTTGTCCTAACTCATCATCGTTAGCTACCATTGCTTGCATTTTATCAATATATTGTTGTTTTCCTTCTGCATTATCAGCTTTACGATATGCTTCACGAGCACGTTTGTAATCTAATGTTTTGGCAGCAAGTGCAGCACGGTCAGCAGGAAGAGCGTAATCTGGATTAGCCTGAGTAGCAGCTGTATACTCAATGTCACGACCGAATTTTTCGCCACGTCCTTGAGAAGGAGTAACCACGCCAGTAGCTTTTTCGAAACCAGTCGAAACGTCTTTCTGTGAGGCACTGAATGGCAATTCATCATATGTTATTTTTTTCTTACCAATTGCTCCGATAACCAATGGACGAATAAATGATTGTTGTGATGCGTATTGACGATCTGGATTTTTCTCGTTATGGATACGTAAAATATCTGTTGCGGTTAAAGGTTGTCCTTCGTCTTTTAATACTTTAACAATATCAACTAAACTTCTAAATTCGGCTTTAGATAATTTACCTTGTACGCTTTCTAACTCGCCGCGGAAATCTGGTTTTAATGAGTATTTTACCTCAGCAGCACGAGCCATTTCAGCTACTTTTACCGGTTGATTTGTTTTTCTAGCCTGATCAATAGCAGTTTTTACTGTTAATGGATTTTCATCTTTAACTTCTTCAGGTCTTGTATTTTTATCCACTATTGTTATTTCACCCATGATTTCCTCACGAACGATTTTATCAATTATTTCTTTTAATTTATCTTCCATTATATATTTTATAGGAGTGTTTTGATTATAAATATTGTTATTTCTTTAATTCATTTAATATGACAGCAATCCTTTCTTCAGTACTACCTTTAATTTCAACTACACGACGAGGAGGAAACGTTTTTAAAAACCATTTAATAGATGAATCGATCCGATCCCGATATTCAGGATTCGTTTCACGAATACCATTATTTTCTATTTCTACACCTTCAGGCGAAACATAAAAAATAATATCATATTGCTTAGCCAACAACATAGCTGCGTCAAATAATACCTCTTTTTCATTAGACTTAATCGACTTAGCTTCTTTAGTAAACGCACATACATCATATATTGTTCTATCAGTTAATAAATTATCATTAAATAATTCACTCGCACGTTCAGCAATAAAAACCAACTGACCTTTAACTGTAGAATCAGTATTTAGTGGGATACCTAATTCACTTAAATACTTAGAACGCTCAACACATCCCACATACTCTTTAAATTCATCTAATTCTTTTAATGCCTTAACTAATGTAGTTTTACCTACTGACATTGTACCTGCTAAACCTATTTTCATCGTGCTAATCCTAATGTTAATGCTTTATTGTGACTAATTTCTTTACCCGTTTTTGGATGGATGTAAGTCCGTTGTGTGACCGGAATCCAATGATTTTCCTTCTGAGTATAATCAAGAATATGATTATATCCCTTAGGATAAATTGTTTCTACCGATACTGGTCCGTTTGGATTTTTGTCTAAATCGTATGTCCAGATGTCTTTGACTCCATCTCTTTGAACATACTCACGTGTAAATTTACGTTGTTGTGCCACGCCTTCAGCGGTTAGGGTTTCGATAGATTTCGGTCTACCACGTCTTTCTGATTTCATATTATTAATGTTTGTTTAATATAAATATAATTAAGAAAAGGATACTTTTAGTATCCTTCTCCTGTTATTTGTTCTAATAAACTTTTCTGAATCATTTTTTCAGCAACATAAATACCATGCGCACCTGATACTGTAATACCACGAGCTGATAGAGCATCGCCTACAAAGTGTACATTACTATATTCAGTTAGTGATAAATCATGATAGCGAACTAATGGTTCAGGCGATAAGTATTTAACTTCAGGAATGTACATTCCCCAATCATCACCCATTTCAGGAAATACCTTCTTCATATCTTGAATAAAGTCCCAAACATATTTAAAATAACCATCAAGTGCAGGTTCAACAACATGAGTAAGTGTATCTAAACTAATTGGAGTGGATGATACTGTTGTACCTTCTGATGTTGTAGATGGTGTTCTAGATGGTGAATAATATAATCCAGTTCCGTTTGATTGTAGTTTTTGTACTACATCTCTACTCCAAGCAAATGGATCTTCGATACCTTTAATTTCCATTAAGATACCAAAGTTAGTCATATTGTTCCGGAATTCTTCCCCTTTCTTCGCATGGCCATTGTAAGTAACATCTCCATAAGTTTCTTCAACGGCCACATAAGCAGCATTATTGTTAGTACAGAAACTACGAAGAGATACGTTATCGAATTTCTGATAAAGTTTGAAATCATACGATACATCGATTAATTTTTGAAAATATTTTTGTGGTGCCTCAAAACGAACACCAATTTGTACTGATTTAGGTTCATTAGGTAATTGGTAATTATCAGCTAATTTCTGAGCAAAGTCAATACCTGATTTACCTACTGCAAATATTAATTCATCATATTTAAGTGATACATATGCACCAGGTGTATAATAGGTAAGATCATTATATTTGAAATTAATTCTAGTTACTTCAGCATTCCAAATAAAATTAACACCTTTATCAACTAAATATGAATACCATGTTTTAGCGATTTCATGTAGATAGTTTGAACCAATATGCCATACTGGAAATAAACGTAGTCCAAAATATGGTTTAATGAATTCAGGTTCAGCAATAGGATCAGACATGAATATTTCTTCTGGTTTTGGATGAAAACGAGTAAAGTTATCTACTACTTGCTTCATCAATTCCATTGCTTTTTCGTCTCCACAATACTTTGATAACTGACCACCGATTTCAGTATGATAAGTTAATTTACCATCTGACCATCCACCAGCACCTAACATACCAGTCATTACTTCTTCAGGTAAACGATTATGTGGATCATTACCTTTATCAATGATTGTGATTAATTCACCTGGATATCCATTATCCACTAATTTAGTAGCCGCGTTAATTCCAGCTACTCCAGCACCTACGATTATAATTTTTTTGTCCATAATAAATTTTAAATTGCTTTTAAATATAATTAAGAAAGGCCCAATCTTACGATTGGGCCACAGATCCATTTTTTTAATATTAAGTCGAACGGCTATGAATCGTTCTATAAATTATCTTATCTTTACAAATTCACCATTTTTAAGTTCATATACATTTGATGCTGAAGTTGATACTGCTTTAGTCATTACTATAGCTTCATTATTTGGTATTCCGAACATTTCTCTATCAGCACGATATGATGATGTTAAGTATGGTTGATATTCTCCTTCAGGTAAACTAGGTGGGGATTGAACATGTTGTGCTGTTAGCTCATACGTGTTATTTCCTTTAGGTACTAAATCAATCTCACCTTGTAAAATAATATTTACATTATCTTTACTATTTTCACCACCGTAATTAGGACCATAAATTAATTTACGAATTAATTCATCATCTTGTATAGGAGAAATAAATCTAGTTTTATTAGGTAATCCTTGTAGATTATTATCTTGTAAGAATTTAGTTAATGCTTCATTAAATGTTTTAACTTCAGGATGTTCGGCATACATTGTATACCCACTCCATCTAATAAAATCACCAGCTGAAGCACCTTTACCACCTGCTTTCTTATGTGATATGAATACTACTGGTTTTTCTTCTGAGTTTATTAAATTGAAATCTGCTTTAGGAGTACCAAATTGACTTTTAGCTCCTATAATATTATCAAATTTATCACCATTTACAATAACACTAATAGACTCACCATTATTTTTTTCAATTAATGATTCGATCTTATTATTTAATGATTTTAAATTAGAATCTTCAACTACAGTACCTGAACCAGCTCCTTTACCACCGAAGTCTTTATCTTTTGATAAATCTTGTATTGAATATTCTTCACCTGATTCATCTTCAAAAAATGTAAATGTATTAACATTAGAACCAGCTAATTGTTTTATTTTAGATTCATCAGCATTTTCAAATGCAGTTTGATATTCTGGATCAATAAATGAAAGTGTTTTTGGGCTACCTTGGTTAAGAGTAAAAGGAGATTTCTTAGCAATTTTATCAGCAACGATTTTAAATCTAAACCCACCCCGTTTTTTTAAATCAAAAAATGATAGTGGTCTAAAATTTTCATTAATTATATCTAATTCTTCTAATATTTCGTATAATAGAGCCTTATCTTCAAGATTATTCATATCTGGATATCCTTTAGGGAAACGGAATGAATAATGCTCCAAAAATTTAGTTATAACATTCATTATGCTTCTACAGGTGTTTCTTCAGGAGCTTCTTCAGCTGCTGCTGTTAACTTTTGAGATGGGGTAGCTGATCCTTTATCTGGATTGATAGGACCTATAATTAATAATTCTTGTATTGCTTTAATAGCACGTTGTTCTTCACCTAAATTAGCTAAATTATATTGGGTACCAGATACACGAGCTGTAAATTCAGTACCGTTCCAAATTAAGTGATAGTAATTAAAGTTTTTTAATGTAATCTTAAATGTAGTAGGACGAGGTGCTACCCATTCAATATTTTCTACGAATGCAGTAAAATCTTCAGACATTAACGTAATTAATGTTTCTTGAAGTTTAGGAAATTTCTCCAACAATGGAGAATATTTAAAAGCAGCAGCAGTTGGGGTCTCTAATTTATCGTTATTTCCCGCAATCTTTTGTGCTGCTGCTCTTACTTTATCTGCTAATTCTTTTTTAGTCATTATTATAATTGAGTTGCATCAATTTCTAATTCAACAACTGGCTCTTCAGCAATTGTTTCTTCGGTTTCTAGAACTTCTTCTTTCGGTTCGTCTGCTTTTTTAGCATCTTTTCCACCTTTTTTCTTACCTTTTTTATCAGCTTCTTTACCGCCTGACATTTTTTCTTCAAGTTCCAATCTAGCACCTTCATATTCATTTATTGATTTGTCCATCTCATCCATTACTTTAGTGTATAATTTTTCACCAATGTAATGAGATAAATTAACTTTTTCCATTAATTCTTTTACTTTGTTTGCTTTGGTAGCTTCTTGTTGAATGCGAACCATTTTAGCTTCGTTAGCTGCGATATCACCAGCTTCATCAATTTGAGCAATACGGTGGGAAACGGCTTCAGCGATCATTTTCTTAACCATTAATCGCAATTGTTCTTTCTGTGTCATTATTTTTTTAGTTTTATTTTCCAAGCTAGGTTGAAACCATAGTACTTATTTCCGTCAGCGTCCATAAGCATGTTCATACCATAAATATTGTCTTTCTTTGTTTTCAATGAAATATGAGGACCCGCAAATCCTTGCTGGTTACCTGAATATGCATTAATACCTAAATATACTTGAGTACGTGATGGTTCTTTTACAATCATTGTTTCTTTTACTGTACGTTCTTTAACGTCTGCTACCCATTTACGACCCTGGATTTTATTTTTGTAGATAGTATCAATTATAGCTACTGTACCTAATCCATCAGGTAATACAAGTAAATCTTTATATATATTTTTAGCGAAATAATCTCTTAGAATGGCATTAGTGTCAACAGCAATGTATTTAATTGTTGTATCGTGTAAAATAGTTTCGTGGTAGATATCATCGCCTTTTTTATATTCGGTTTTAGTTTTTACTACTTCGACTGTATCGATTTCGTGTTTTACCACTTCGTATTTTTTACCGTCGATTTTAACAGTTTTAGCGTCAGTATCTTTTGATGGAAACATCTGTTGGAATACAATTATTCCAACTAGTACTAGAATAACAATAATAAAGAAATTTTGTTTAGTAATCATAGACTTAATATTTATAAATTTTGAGTCGTAACTTACCATTTCCTTTAATTAAACGATGGTATTTGTGTTTTGGTATAAATATTGGAGGAACAAACGTAGTAGGAAGTTCATCCTCTAGTTGAATCATCCAATCAGTTTCGCCAATTAAATATATTGTTCTGTGTTCGTTATCTCTATGCCAGAGAAGTTCGATGGGATCTATATTCTCATCGAACTCACGAATAATATATTCTTCTGTTATTTCTAAATCAGTGTATGGAGTTATAGATCCAGACATTTTATATTACCTTTTTTGTCATAACCGAATTGTCCTTTATGAAAATCATACACACTAAATAATCCACTTCTAAATTGTTTAGTTTCTACTACGTTATTATATAATTTGATAAAGAAATCAGCTATTTCTTCGTCTTGTTGTTTTACTTGATCAACAATCTTATTGAAATAATCTTCACTACGTTCAGCACGTTTTATGATATCTAATATACCATCCTCTAAAATTGAATCTAATACATCAAAATCAACTTCAAATTGCTCAGTATCTAAACGTTCCATTACAACATACATTATACTTGGATCGTCTTTATCTAATCCAGTTTTGTATATGATTGGAAATAAATCAGGACGTGATTTAAATTCTTCTACCCATTTTTTAACATACTTAGTTTCACCCACTTTAATTACCTTATTTGGATCTTTAGATGGGTAAACGTTATGTTCAAATCCTTGACCTAATATATCTTTTTTAGTAGTAGATAATTCTTGTAATATGTCTGTTAATTTAATCATATTACCAATATCCTGAAAATGTAGTTTTGAATCCTAATAATTTAGCATATCGAGGTAAACGACATGACCAATATGATGCTTTAGTTCTATCTTTTTTATTTTTGCAATCATGACGAGCAGCAAATGCACGACGTGCTTGTGGATTATTTAATTTAGCACGTAATCCAGTTGTATCACCAAATGATACTTTTTTAATTTTACCACCTGGTTTGCGAACATAAACGTAGAATTTTTTAGATCCACCACGTTTTGGTTTTCCGATTGATACTTTCTTACCTGCTTTTTCTGCTTCAGCTAATAATTCTTCTTCAGATATTGGATAATCTAAAGGTACATTCACACCTTCAAATACATCAATTTCACCTATATTTGATTCTAATAATTCAATATCATCTTCAGATACTGAAATTAATCCATTATTATATAATTCACGTGCTTCACGAAATAATTCAAAATATTTTTTAGATAATGGTCTGAATATATTATGAATTAAAGGTAATCCTTCTTTAATGTGGTGTTTTAATCCTTCAGATAATATAGGTAAATTTTTAATCTCCTTTAATATTAATTTAGGACCGTTACAGCCACAATCTTCATTTAAATCAGCTCCAATATCATTTACATCTTGATATGCATATTTGTTTGAAGGTTCAACTGTAGCTAAAATTACTTGGGGATTTATACCTTTTGCTCTAGCAACCATTAAACGAGTATTACCACCTACTAAATAATATTTATTTGGAGAATATTGGATAATCAACGCGGGAGGTGTTTTTTCAGCGCCTAATATGCTTTGAATATCTTTACCGTAATGGCGCGCCAATTCTATCGCTTCTTCTTCGGAATTAATGTCATATGAGTCAGTATTTTCTAAACGTGACCACATATCATTATTTAATGTAACTTCTTTACCGTTAACGAATGAATTGTATACTACATCAAATGGTAAACCTAAATCTTCAGCTGTACGTTCAATTTCTTCAGTTTCAGCTTTTATGATTGGTTCCCATCCTAATGGATTAATATCTTCTCTAAAACGTACTTTTGCTTTATCTGTATTTGGAACAACACGATCACCTTTGCGATCAGCATTAGCTTTTTTACGAGCAGTAGCAGCACGTTCTGCTTTAGTTAATGAATTTGCTTTAGCACGAGGTAAACAACGGGTTGTTGCTTGTCCTTTTTTCATTGTACCACAAGGACCAGTTATATTACCTGCTGTATCAATACGAACCCAATCTTCTTTTTTAAACCAATCACGAAGTGACTCATTTATATCATATTTTTCAACATTATCATGTCCACATTTATGACAAATGAATGGATCTTTACCTCCATCTTCTAAATTCCATTCCCATCCACAGTTTTCACATTCAACTGTTTCTTCATCTCCCTCCATTAATCCCTTACACACTTTAACAGCACGACCTGATAAGTAAGCAGATGGTACTTCACCTGCTGCTATACGACGATTATAATAAGCTTTACCCTTAGGACAAAGCTTTTTTTCCATTATAACACTTTCAATTATAGATTTTATTTTATTCTGATCCATTTTCTTCTTGTTTTGGTAAGAACCAGTTAGAACACCATTTAGAAGGATCTTTTATCTGATTTCCATCATTATCAATTAATTCAGCAGTACCCATATGTTCTTGGTAGCTTGCATTTGAACACATATGTTTGTCGTCTTGTTTGTAATAAAATTTACATACGTGACATCCAAACCCTATAGGTGAGTACATATAAGGAGGTGATACCTCAGATACTTCACTTAATATATTGATTAATTTAATCATTATTTTCCTCCACGTTTAATCTTGTAGTATATTTGTACTCCTAACCATCCAATAGATAGTATATAAAATACACCAGTAAGTACAGGATTTAACATAGAAAAGAAGCTATTGAATAAAGCAATGAAAGTTGTTGCTACTCCCATAGCATTTAGCTCGTCGGATTGATGCATTTTATTTAAAAGTGTTAAAAATAATATACCCATAAATATTAATTATTTAGTTTAGCACGTGCTTCTTCTACGTCCTTCATTACTTGTTCGCGGATTTTTTGCTTATCTAATGCTTTAACGTGCCAATCTTCAATATCTCCTTGCTCAGTTACGAATCCATTACTGGAATCCATTGAATCTAAAAACGAATCAAATCCATTTACGAATTCATCTAATGCAAAGTTAGCATTATCTTTGACGATTTTATCTTCGTATTCCTGATATTTGCCTTCTATTTTAAGTTGTGTTTCAAATTTAATAACACAGTCTAAACACTGATTATGAATAAAGAACATTTTTTTATCATATTCACCTTTCATTGGTTTAGAACAATTCGGACATAATAATGGAACGAATGAATTAGTTTTAGCACGATCTAATTTAGTAACGCTCATTTTAATGCCGTTCTTTAAAGTCCATTTTCTACCTAATTCTTCCCATACTTCGCCTTCAGATCGATCAATCTGTTTTGCAGTATATCCTACTTGTGTTTGAGTGGCGTCGCCTTGCTTACCCGACAATAGATTACGAATACGTTGTACGTCTCGTTTTTGAAATTCTTTTTTTAATAACGTTTCTCTTGACATATTATAACCCTAATTTTTGTAACTGTTTTATTGTTGATTCTGTAGATGTATGACGAATACCAATACCACCTGCATCTATCCATTGTTGGATGTTATCTTTTCTATCATCAATTAATATAGCATTTGGTTCTGCTAGATCTTTTTTATCTTTTGCTTGTTTAAATATAATAGGAGTATTAGGTATATTTTTATCAACCCAAGCAAGTTTTCCTATACGAGATGATTCTTCTCGCGATGGTGCTGTTAATAATTGAGGATTATATTGTTTAATATAACTCCATAATTGTTTCCCATCAGACATCCAATTTAAGTTAGCCCAAAATTTAGCACCTGCTTTAGTAATTGCACCCCAAAAATCAGTTTTATCATATGTTGAATCAACACCTGGAGTTTGTTTACCTGTTAAATCATTATACCCACGTTCAAAATCAACTAATACACCATCCATATCACAATATAATTTATATTGTTGTTCGGCTTCAGCTAACATAGCAATTTTAGATTTAGCTGAATCTAATGTATCTGTTTGTGGTATTGATTTAATTAATGAAATAATATCTTGATTTAATTGTTCAGCGTCTGCTTTAGATTTAGCTTGTTCTTCTGGTGTTTTAGGTTTGCCTGAAAAATTAGCGGTATCAAAATATAATCGTTTAACTTCAGCTGGATCAAATGTTTTATTAGCATTTTCAGGATCGTTATTAATTAAAATAAAACGATCATTAAATTCTTGACGATATAATTCAATATTTTTATTTGTATCTCTCCAAGTGCGTAATACGATTTGAGGTAATAATGAACGATCACGTTCAGCATTACGTTTTAAGGATGTCATAGGAGAAACATAAAGCATCAACATCATTGTTTCGTATCCTAATGCTTCTAGTTCTGCTTTCTTTTTTAATAGTGGTTTAGATGCAGCACCAGTACCGTCTATAATAACATTATTTAATCCTTCAAGTGCTTTAGCATATTTTTCCTTAGTTGCTTTTTGAGCAGATCCCATTAATTTAGCTGCTTGGGATAATTCCTCAGGACCGAAATCTTTTAGATTAGTACCTAAACCAGATGATTTAAGTAATTCTTCGTATGTATCGTCTACATTTATTACTTGATATTTTTCAACTGGGAGTAATTGTTTTAATGTATAAGTTTTACCTGATCCAGCAGGACCAGCTAAAAATATAGCTTTAGGTTTTCCAGTTATTTCTTGTAGTATGTCAAATAATTTTATCATTATTTTTTAAATGAACGCGTAATGTTTGATTTTGATGAAGTATTTGGTTTTCTTAAATAAACATGATTGTGAGAATCTTTTGTATAACTCCAATCAGGTAAATTCTTTTCGACGTATGCTTTGTATAATTTTTCTCTACCTTGATCTGAGGGACCTGATTTCACAGGTTCATATACTATTTCTACTATTTCAGGATGTTGTGAAATATAATCTTTTAGTATTTTGGTAACAGTAGCCATTACTCTATATTGTTCTCCTCTATTAGTATCTAAAGTAGTAAATTCTTTATTTCCAACTTTATTACCAAATACTACTCCTAAATAATATTCACCATTTGACTTAGATTGAGGAACATCATATTTATCCATCAAACCAGTATAAAGCGATACAATATATGCATTATCTCCTATTTCAAATTCATAGTTTATAGTTGTTTCTTGACCTAATTTACTATGCGATTCACCCGTTTTATTATATGGTACACTTAATGCAGCATCACCAATTTCAGATAATATGTCAAATAATTTTATCATTTTACTATAAACATTTCAGGTCGCATTTGAGCAAAGTTTCTCATTATAATAGCGGCAGCAGCATTAGCTTCATTTTCATGTTGGTGCCCAGTTTTACCAGATTCTGGTGTTAATCTATTTTGTGTATCTTGTTTGAAGTGAACTAATTCATGCGCTAATGTTCTAAATACATCTGCTTGATGACGATTAGCTACACTTAATTCAATACTTTTATTATTTGGATCATATCCACCAAATGAACGTCTTGATTCTGCGGTTGTAGGATCATATGACATTGTTAATGGAGGTAATGATTTTAATTTTAAATACTCTCTGCAATATCCTATAAATTCTTTCAATAATGGGAATTGATTTTCATATAAAGATTCATTTATTGGTTCTTTATTTCCATTATAAACACTACCGTAAGCATCAAAAAACTGTTTTGTAATAATACCAGCAGGTAGGAATTTTTCAATTTGATTTACATTACGAGCTTGAATAGCATCTCTAAAATCAGTAGCTGATGTATTTTCAAAATTACCAGCATCTAATACTTCTACTTTAGGATTACCAGATAATGAAGCAAAACGTGAACTTTCTTCTTTACCAAATACAACTACAAAATCTTGATCAGGATTATTTTTGATTATAGATAATGTGTAGTATACAGGTGAACCTTCAGCAGGTATAACTTTAACTTTAGGACCTAATATATTAGTATATAATTCCCAAACCTTTAATGATTGTTCTAATGATACACCACCACGTTCTTTAGACGAAACAGCAATAACCACCTCAGAAATATCATCTCTATCAACTAGTAATTTAACTACTTGGAAATGACCCTTATGAGGTGGTTTAAATGCGCCTGGATAAATTGCTATCTTCATTAATTAATATACAGTATAATATACTTATAAATATTAATTTTCTGTATTTAGCTTAACTGATGTAGGTAATCGTTCAGTATATGGAGATGCGTTCGGATTTTCTAATTTATATATGTCTTGTATTTTAGTAAACATAGTAAAATTCTTTTCGATATCGTCTACAATTTTAACTTGCCATCCTTTACCTTGCATCTGTCCTTCCTTACCTTCTTTATGTGTTTTAGCTTTTAACCAAATAATACCAGTACGTGTAACGTGTTCAGTATGAGTTTCATTCCAAGCCTGCGCATAAGCTGCAAGTTGTAAGTCGTATGATGTATGTAGTGAATTAGATGTTTTAATGTCTAATAACCACAGTTCCTCGTTGATTCTTACAATCAAATCGGCAGTACCAGCATATTCATACTCGTCTGAAAATAAATGATATTCTGCAGCGATTAATTCTGGTTTTACTGTATTCCAAAAATCAGCAAATCGTAAAATCATTTTCCAAACATCTAATTGATATTTAGCTGTACCATATTCATCTAACCAAACAATTTCTTTACCGTTTAAAAAATCTTCAATTGCATTGTGTACTTGTGTTCCCTCGTTGGCTGCTTTACGCATAATAATATCGCTATTATGTCCAACATCTTTTAACCATGAATGGAAAAAATTATTCTTGGGAAAAAAATTTAAAATAGAAGTAACTGATGGGTAGTATTTTTCGCTACGTCTATAGAAACGGCTATCCAAGATATTTACTTGTTTTGAATTTTCTGTGTATTCAACAATCCTTTTAATTCGTGGATCTTTGATTACATTTGAGTTTTGCTCAATCATGCGATTTTTAGTTTTATACCCATTATTTTTTCAAATGTTAGTGGATATGTGTTTTCAATTATATTTAAGAAATTCTTAAATCCGATTTCATTTGCATCCTTACCGTCCATTTCTACTAAATAAACTTCTTTACCGTAGTTCATTAATGTTTGACAGTGTTGTAATGCTTCACGTTGTGCGTCTTTATCTAAAGCAACGTATACTTTTTCTACATCTGATGTCACTAATCGTTTCATTAGTGCTTCAGAAAGTACTTTACCAAATAATGGAATAACATTTCGTTGTATTGTTAATGCATCAAACATACCTTCAACTAATACTACTGGTGCGTCCCAATTTACAAAATATTCTAATCCAATGATATTCTTATTCTGTACTGATGGATTCTTATACTTACGAGGTGAGTCTTGATCAAATGAACGAGCAATAAAATAATTTAATTGCCCGTCTGAGTCATACGATGGTATGATTACTCGTCCATTATATTCACCTTCAGTACAGAATCCGATATTATATTTTTTAATGTGATTGTCTGTAATGTCTCGTTTATGAAGAAAATGCAATGCTTGTTTAGCATATATTTGATCCATTTTAGATAATGAAGTAACATCAATCAGCGTTTTAAATTCTTTGGGTAGTGCTATTTGATTATAAACAATTTCTTGACGTTTACCAGGTACAACAATAACATCTAGCTGTTCTACTTTAGAACGATCGACTTTCATTGCTTTAAACAATGAATGAATTGTTTTACCTTTAGTATTGCATACCCAACAATGCCACGGATTTTCTTTCTTCTCGTTAGTGACAGTATTGATTTCTAATTTCGGCTTATGGTGATTACAGAATGGGCAGTGAAACGAATGATTGCCTCGTGATGTAGGTTTAGATTTACCTAACACATTTTCCAACAAGTTTATCAAAACTAGATTTTCCATATTATAACAATAATCAGGAAAATTACTATATCAAATCCTTACGGAAAAATTTACCTAATATATTATCGTTGTATGAGTTAATTTCTAGCACGTCGTATTCGAATTGTGCCTTTAATTCAAGATATGTCAAATGTTTTTTGGATTTAGCAATGTATATAATTTCACGACGAAATTTTTCTTTTCCAAATTGTTTGATATCTGCTATTAATTCTTTAGATGAACCATAGTAAGTTTTCCAATCGGACTCACTCTGAATTACTTCGTGAGTTGATTTTCTACCTCGAGTAACGGGTTGTTCTGCGAGTTGTTTTTTAGTCAGCTTATGTTTTTTATTATGGTATAGTGATTTTTTACCAACATAAACTTTATTAGTGTCAATATGGGTGATTTTATAAATAAAACCAAACGTATTTTCAGGAAACTGATCTATCGATTCAATTTGTTTTTTAAATAATAACCAATTAGGAGTCATAACGTATTAGGAAGGTCATGTCTGTTTCTGATGAAATAGGGACAGGCTGACCAAATTTAGCAACCATTAATAATTCATTATTATCATTATACAATCCTAATGTTGTAGCATAAGGTTGGAAATCAGATCCGGTAGCAAAATTCTTTATTTCAGAATAAGCATCGGATCCGGTTTGACGTAATGATGGATTATAAGTTAAATTATATTCGTTTTCTTTAACGTGAGCAGTAATATAGTTTTCATACACTGTATGTTCATTAGTGAATGATAATTTAAAGTTATTTACGTTTATTACTGGCATATGTTAATAAATATTATTATCCGAAGCAAATAGGACCTTCAGTTGCGGTATTACCTCCTGTTAAAATGAATGTACCTACTTGTGCACATTGATCTACTATTGCAAATCCATCAAATATAGTACCTGTTTGTGGTGTTCCATCACAGTAGTTAAAGAAGTAATCTACATTTGAACCTGTATCATTATAGAATGTATATTGGCGACATGTAGTAGCTGAAGTTGGAGTATTAGTTGGAGTATTTGTTGGGGTTGCAGCAAGTGGGGTATTAGTTGGAGTAGCGGTTGGTGTATTAGTTGGAGTATTTGTTGGAGTTGGGGCAGCAGCACAACTAATATTTCTTATAGTTACTGATGAAGTTCCGTATACATTATCGTATACACCTACATAATAATTTCCATTACCTAAATTAGATGCATTTTGTACTCCATTGAATGATGGAGGTGGTGTAGTTGAAATATGGAATATATAATTACCAGACCCACCACTTGCACTTAAGTTAATATATCCAGTTCCAATATATCCTGTACATCCTGATGAAATACTAAGAGATGGGATTAATGGAGTTGAAGTTGGAGAATTGGTAGGTGTGTTAGTTGGAGTATTTGTAAATGTTCCTGTATTGGTAGGTGTATTAGTTGGAGTATTAGTTGGTGTATTTGTTGGGGTTGATGTAGGTGTGTTTGTGAAAGTACCTGTATTGGTAGGTGTATTTGTTGGAGTATTAGTAGGGGTGTTTGTAAATGTTCCTGTATTGGTAGGTGTATTTGTTGGAGTATTAGT